GCCGGCCTCTTCAAAAATTCTCCGGAGGATTATATTTTGGGAACTTTTTATCCCAGACTTCCGTTGGAGATGCTCTTGAAGAGGGTACTATGACTTTGTTTTCTGATTAGCTATCCTGGGACTGCAGTAATGTCTCCCGCAATCCCTCGTTACAGCAGATCTCGGCCTAGCTATGGTCGTAAAAGTATCTCCTTTCTCGAACAAAGTTATAGTATTCTCTTCAAAAGCATCTATAAACCAATACCAAACTATCCAAAACTATCCAAAACAGGAGGCAAACTTGTATGAAACAAACCCCGTCTTCTGCAGGTCGTAGAAGAGATCGAGTTGCAACAACTCCCGAGGCGAGAGAGCAGCAGTTAATCGCCAAAGCAGAGCGACTTGCAGAGAAAAAACTCGAAGACGGAACTGCCTCTCCTCAGATTATTGTCCATTATCTACGACTTGCAACTGAAAAAGAGCGACTTGATCGTGAAGCATTAAAAGCAGACGTCGCTTTGAAAGAAGCTAAGATCGAAGCATTGCAGTCTGCAGCTAAGATCGAGTCTTTGTATGAAGATGCAATGAGAATGTTCAAGAAATACCACGGCGAAGAGGATGAGGCTGATGGTTAGAACTTATAGTGAACTAATCAAAATTCCAACATTTCTTGAGAGGTTCAAATACTTGAAACTTAACGGAAGTGTTGGCGTTGATACATTTGGATTTGACCGATATTTGAATCAGACTTTCTATAGATCATATGAGTGGAAGCGTTTACGAAACGACGTTATTGTACGTGACATGGGATGCGACCTCGGACTTGAAGGCTATGATATTTTTGACAAGATTCTAGTTCATCATATGAATCCAATAGGACCTGATGACATTATACATAGATCCGATTACTTACTTGATCCTGAGTTCCTGATCTGTACATCGAAACTTACTCACGATGCAATCCACTACGGAGATGAACAGATACTCTATCAGGATCCAGTAATCCGAACTCCTGGCGACACTTGTCCTTGGAGATAACTATGCTGGGCCCAGCCTTCACTGCCATAGCTATAGATTTACGGATTTGTTACATCTTTGCAGTGAAGGCATAAAAAGAATTACATGGAGGCGTTATCATGCTTGAAATTAAGGATGGCGTAATTACTGTCACTCAAGGGGACACAATTGAAACGTCTCTTGAAATGTACATTGACGAGGAGATGGAAACGCCATATGTTCCATCCTCTCTTGATCAGATTTGGTTCGCTGTGAAGGACAAAGATAGATCAAACGTCGAACCGATCTTTAGTGTCCAGATTCCTATCGACACTATGATCCTTCGAGTCGAACATGAGGACACTGAGAAGTTGCCGTATAAGGATAAACCATATTATTATGACGTTGAGTTGATTACTCCTGATGGAACTCATAAGACCTTCATTTCTAATCTTCTTTACTCTACGAGGGAGGTACATAAATGAGCGTTGAACCTATTAAAGGCGTACTTTCCATTTATACGAATCCTCTCTACGGAACATTAGCATCTGAATTACTTAGGGGCTACTCTGCTTACAACATAGCGGTAATGGAAGGATACGAAGGCACAGTTGATGAATGGCTTGAATCTCTTAAAGGTGAAAAAGGAGACAAAGGCGACATTGGTGAAACCGGACCTCAAGGAGAGAAGGGCGATACAGGTCTTCCTGGATCTGACGGCGAAACTGGACCAAAAGGTGACAAGGGTGATAAAGGCGATACTGGCAATGGCATTTATGCAGTCGTCTTAAGAGCTGACTATACACTTTCGATATACTTTACAGATGGTTCAGTTTACAATACACCATCCATCAGAGGACGAGAAGGAGCTGTAGGTCCAGCTGGTCCTGTTGGTCCACAAGGTGAGACTGGCGCAAAAGGTGATAAGGGTGACACTGGAGACGCCGGTGTTGGAATTTCCTCAATTGTTCAAAATGCCGACCATTCTTTAACGATTAATCTTGACAACGGTACTAGTTATACAACTGATCCAGTTGAAGCTTTAAAAGGAGACAAAGGCGATACTGGCAACGGTATCTCTTCGATAGTCATGAAATCTGATTACACTCTTCAGATTAACATGACGAATGGCGCTTCTTACACTACACCTTCGATCCGTGGCGTTGCTGGCGCAAAAGGCGACAAAGGCGATCCAGGCGAGCTGACCTTTGAAGATAAGCCTGTGGATGCTTCTGCGTCTGGTTCGCAAGGACAGGTAGCGTATGATAGCAATTATTTGTATATCTGTGTGGAAACGAATACATGGAAACGAGTTGCACTTGAGACATGGTAAACTAACTTAAATGGCACATTAAATCATATGTAGTGGCGGAATAGGTAGACGCTATGAAGTATACAGGTAGGCAGGAACTTCGGTTCAAATCCGGCTTGGCGTACATGTATTTACATGTGGTGGACGAAGTAGTCCTGGACGCAGAGGTTTATATCTAGGTGACATTCCTGCTATATAAGGTGCAAATCCTTATCTGCATATGAGTTACAAATAATTATTAACGCTTTCTCCTTTCACAAACTAACTTAATGATTCCTCAACACCTGTTGAGTTTCATAATTTTTCTCCTTTATTTAAGGCGGCATTAGGGTTTGGCTCATGCTATATGAGTCAGGCCCTTTTGTTCGCTACAAATGTGTATTTAACAGCGGCCTTGCTATTTGGTTATCCGCCTCCTTTCTTGATAGCTAAAATGGGTATTGGTTAATTGCTTTGCTGCTGCACGGGTTTCTTGTCAATTGTCATAGTCCAAGTAGCAAGGAAGCTGTTAAGTACACATTTATACAAACATCATATAGCAAAAGAGGTGATCTTATGGACAGCATTCTAACATCCGTAAAAAAGAAGCTCGGGATCGAAGAAGAGTATGAGCACTTTGACGATGGCGACATTATCGACCACATTAACAGTGCCTTCTTTACTTTGAATCAGTTAGGAGTTGGTCCAGATAAGCCATTTGTTATCGATGATGATTCTTATGTCTGGACTGACTTTGTTCCTGAAGGCGAAGCAGAAGCTGTGAAGTCTTATGTGGCTTTGTATGTGAAGCTTTTATTCGATCCTCCGTCGAGTTCCCATCTGGTTGAGAATATTAACCAGAAAATTCGGGAGCTTGAGTTTAGACTACTTGTTGATGCAGAGAAAGACAAACTCTACCCAGCTGACATGGGCGGAGTCTATATGTGATTAGTTGAGGTACTTCAAAATGCGAGTAATTGATGAACGTGGGCTTGTGTATGATTCACGATACATTTGCCATACTGCATTGTCGAATCAAAAGTATGCTATTCCTAACCTAAAGAAGTATCCATTACCAGACAAAGCTCATGTGAAGTCAGCTATAAAGTTTTTTAATTATGTATCACCTAGATATGAGAAGACTTTGGCTTATGCAATTCTTAAACGAATGGATGAATACGGCATGAGTTTTGATGACATGACCATTGGCGATGAGAATAGATTTAAGAAATACATTCCGAAGAGAGAATATCTTGCCCATCATGGCATAAAAGGAATGCACTGGTATGTCCGTAGATACCAGCCATATCCTGGAGATTACCGAGGCGAAGGCAAATACGTCGGTAAGAGAAGTTTAGCAGAAGGTGCCTCTAATGCAGTCAGATCTGTAGGCAGAGGCTTTAAAAAGGCTGCAAAGTGGACTGCTAACAAAGTTATGATGTCTAAGAAGTTCCCGAATTCCCTTCTTAGTGATGAAGCACTTGCTAGAAAAACTGAAAGATACAGAGCTGAAAATGCCCTTAATCTTGAAATGGGTAAGAGAACTGGACAACAGCAACTTGCAGCCAGATCTGAAAGAGAAAGGCTTAAAAGAGATGCTGCTAGGCAAGTAGTGTTTAATACACTGCAGGCTGTAGGCACTCAGGCACTTGCAAATTACGTCAAGACTAAGATGCAGAATAGAGCCAACCTTACAGATAAGATGCAGAATGACATTTATAAAGATTCGAGAGAACGTGGAATGACAGCTCTTGAATCGATGACAAACGCCAAGAACAAAGAGTTCATTATTCCGAAAAAGAAGGATGATAGTTTTGATGGTCTTTCGAATCCTGTTAAGAATCAGATGATGAAGGACATCTATGATAAAGCTAAAGAAGCTGGCTATGGTGCCAAAGATGCTGCTAGATTTGCTGCGAAGATGGATGACAGCTTTACAAAGAGAAGTAACACTTCTACATCCGATTATAGAGATGTAACGAATGATACAGGTCCGTCTAGATCGTCTGACTATAGAGATGTAACAAATGAACCAAGTTCAACTAAGACATCATTTGTCACAAAGAATGATAAGCTTAAAGGCATACTCGATTATGCAAAGAGCGTCGAAGTAAGCGATTCAGGGTATAAAATCTTTACAGGTCCGAAAGCAGATCGCAAAACTGCAAAGTCTGTGACATTCGATAACTACGATGGATCTGACTTCGTTAAACTAGTTAAGCCAAAATTAACAGGTGCTGCTAGAGAAGCTCATGCATATAAGATGTTCAAAGAAGCAAAAGCTAACTGGTATGAGTCTAGTGGATCAGGCACTAGAATTGTAGGAGATACGATTATCTATTCGGATGGATCTCGTGGAAGTCTTAAAGAATTGTTCAACAGCAATAAGTCATTCTGGCTTGGGCAGGATTAATGTCTCTCTCCAACACCGCAACCCCGAAATATTACGGCCAGTTCCGGGACGCAGTAATACGCGGCGAAATACCGGTATGTGAGACTATTGAGATGGAGATGAATAGGATTGATGCTCTTATTCGATCCCCTATTTACTATTACGATGATAACGCTGTTGAAGGATACATTTCATACTGTGAGAATGAATTAACACTTACAGATGGATCTGACATGTTCCTCCTCGATAGCTTCAAACTTTGGGCAGAAGAGATATTTGGCTGGTACTACTTTGTTGAAAAGTCTGTATACGTGCCAGGTAAGAATGGAGAGCCAGGGAGATATGTTCGAAAGACTGTTAAGAAGAGATTAACTTTGAAACAGATTCTTATCGTAGGACGAGGAGCCTCCAAGTCGACTTACTGCTCAACGATTCATAGTCACTATTTAAATGTTGACACGTCTACCACACATCAGATAGCTACTGCTCCAACTATGAAGCAGGCAGAAGAAGTATTATCCCCAATTCGTACAAGTATCATAAGATCACGTGGACCATATTTCAAATTCTTAACAGCTGGATCTATTCACAATACGACTGGATCAGCTGCTAATAGAGTTCACTTGGCTTCAACTAAGAAAGGCATTGAGAATTTCTTTACTGGATCACTGCTTGAAATTAGGCCTATGAGCATAGATAAGCTTCAGGGTCTAAAAGTGAAAGTTGCATCAGTTGATGAGTGGCTTTCCGGTGATATTCGTGAAGATGTTATCGGTGCTATTGAGCAGGGTGCATCTAAGAATCCTGATTATCTCATCTTAGCTACAAGTTCAGAAGGCACTGTACGAAATGGACCTGGCGATACTGTAAAGATGGAGATCATGGACATTCTTAAAGGTAAGTACATGAATCCGCATGTATCTATTTGGTACTACAAGCTTGATGATGTGAAGGAAGTTGCTAATCCAGACATGTGGGTTAAAGCAAATCCTAATATTGGTAAGACAGTTTCTTATGAAGCTTATCAGATGGATGTTGATAAGGCTGAACATAATCCGTCAGCAAGAAATGATATTCTGGCTAAGAGATTTGGTATTCCGTCAGAAGGCTATACGTACTTCTTTACTTACGAAGAGACACTATGTCATCCGAAGAAAGAGTATTGGCAGATGCCATGCTCTATGGGTGCTGACCTTTCTCGTGGTGATGACTTCTGTGCTTTCACTTTTCTATTCCCGCTTCCTTACGAGAAGTTCGGAGTTAAAGTTCGTTCTTACATTACTTCTAATACTCTGCATAAACTCCCAGGCGCAATGCGATTTAAATACGATGAATTCATTGAAGAGGGCAGCCTTATAGTTCTTGAAGGCACTGTTCTGGACATGAATGAAGTCTATGAAGATCTTGAGAAGCATTATCTTGCATTTGATTACGACATCAGATCATTTGGATTCGACCCGTATAATGCTCGCGAGTTCGTACAGAGATGGGAAGCTGAGAATGGACCCTTTGGAATTGAGAAAGTAATTCAGGGTGCCAAGACCGAATCTGTACCTCTTGGCGAATTAAAGAAACTTGCTGAGGATAGATGCCTTCTGTTTGATGAGAAGCTTATGGAGTTTTGTATGGGTAACTGTATCACTCTTGAAGATACAAACGGCAACAGGAAACTCCTTAAGCGCCGCCATGACCAGAAAATAGATAATGTGTCAGCTCTTATGGATGCATTCATAGCCTATAAGCTTAACAAAGATTTGTTTGATTGAGGTACTTCAAAATGAGAATAATTACTAATAATGGTTTGGTTTACGATAGTGCTGACTATTTGTACTATTTAGCACATCATGGAATACAAGGACAGAAATGGGGAAAGCAGAATGGTCCGCCGTATCCGTTATCTCCAAGTGCTCATAGTCAGGCAGAAAAGAGACTTCGTTTGGTCAATGAAGGACAGCTTGATTCTTGGAAGGATGAACAGGCTGTAAAAGTAAACAAAAAGTACGATAAGAAGATCACACGTATTCAGAAAAAAGTAGATAAGAATGCAAGAAGTCTCGAAGCTGCAAAAGAAATGGGTGCCAGTGATAAGGCTTTAGCAAAGAAACAGGCTAAAGTTCAGAGGCTAGTCGAAAAGAGTATAAAGACTAAAGCGATGAAAGCCCTTGAAAATGAAGCATTAGCCAAGATGAACATTGACGATGTCAATGCTGAGGAAATTAAAGTGATTAAAGCGCGTGCTAAAGACGCATTGATTACAATTGGCAGCATGGCATTACATGCTGGAGGCGTTATTCCTTTCCATTTTTACGCTATCTCTAATACAAAGGCTATTCGTAGAGACAGTAGGATGAATACACTTAACATTAAGCAGAAGCAAGGCATGTCTAATCTTAAATCCGATAAGAATGTTGCATTTGTAGCTAATCGAGCAAAAGGTATGAGAACAAGCGGACTTTCTTATGCACAGATTGCTAGAAAGCTTGGCATACCGTTAAGCTCCGTATCCTATTACTTGAGTCTGTAAAGCATTGAGGTAACTTCAAAATGCCATATAATTTAACAGATAGATTAAAGAATGCCTGGAATGCATTCACCTCCAGGGATCCCACCACGAGATATCCTGGAGAGTTTTATGGATCTGCTTACAGGCCTGATCGAAAACGAAGCTTCGTAACGAATGACGGTAACATCATCACAATGATTGAAAACCGTATTGCTGTTGACGTAGCTCAGGTTGACATCAGGCATGTTAAGAAAGATAAAGATGGAAACTATAAAGAAGACATGGATACAAAAGGGAATCTAAATTTCCTATTTCAAGTCAGTGCCAACTTAGATCAAACAGGAAGAGCTTTCTTTCAGGATGCTGCTATGAGCCTTCTAGATGAAGGATGTATAGCACTTGTTCCGATTGATACGGACATTAATCCTGAAGACGGCTCTTTTTCTATTGAATCGATTCGAGTTGGCCAGATTCTTGAATGGTTTCCAGCTCATATAAGAACACTTGTTTATAACGAGAAAACTGGCAGACGAGAAGAGCTAATTGTTCCAAAAGCTACTACTGCAATCATAGAGAATCCGTTCTATTCAATCATGAATTCTCCGAACTCTACTTTGCAGAGACTTATTAGAACACTTAGGACTCTTGACGTTGTCAATGAGGCTAATGCTTCAGGTAAGATGGATTTGATTATTCAGCTTCCCTATTCACTTAAGTCACCTCTTAAGCAACAGCAAGCCGAAGCTCGTCGTAAACAGGTTGAGATGCAGTTGGTTGGATCTAAGTATGGGATTGCGTACATCGATGCAGCTGAACACATTACACAGCTTAATAGACCGCTTGAGAACAACTTATGGAAAGAAGCACAAGACCTAACGGCAATGCTATACAACCAGCTTGGACTCACTCAGTCTATCTTTGACGGTACTGCGTCAGACTCACAGATGACCAATTACTATAACCGTACAATTGAACCTATTCTTGCTGCCATTACAGAAGAGATGGAAAGGAAGTTCTTAACCAGAACAGCACTTTCTCAGCATCAGGCGATCATGTACATTAGAGATCCGTTTAAGTTAACAACTGTTACTGATATTGCCAGCATTGCTCAGACATTTACTCAGAATGAAGTTATGTCTTCGAATGAGATCAGAGCAAAGATTGGCCTTAAACCTGTTAATACTGCAAGAGCTAACGAGTTGATTAATAAGAACATTAATAAAGTTGGTGAATCGCCACTTCCGAAAGGAAATGATGAGATGCCTACTGAAGACGCTCCCCCAGCTACTGAAGCTCCTGAAGTAAACAATACAGAATGAAAGGAATAATTCAAAATGAGTGAACATTACGATTTTTGTGGCTATGCTACAAAGAACGACCTTTTATGCTCAGACGGAAGAACTATTCGTCGTGATGCATTTAAGGCCTGTGATGGTGTAACTGTTCCTCTTGTTTGGAATCATCGTCATGATGACCCTGAAATGGTGCTTGGACATGCGCTACTTCAGAATCGTCCTGATGGTGTTTATATGTACGGCAAATTCAATGATACCGAAAAAGGACAGGCTTGCAAAAAGATCCTTGAGAATAAAGATCTCAGGGGTCTTTCTATTTGGGCAAATAACCTGAAACAGAAAGCAGGAGATGTCCTTCACGGCGTTATTAGAGAAGTTAGTCTTGTTCTTTCAGGAGCTAATCCTGGAGCACTTATTGACTTCTCTCTTTCACATGCTGACGAAGCTGACGACGAAGTATATGTATACCTTGTAGGCGAAGAGTATACAGAGCTTCAGCACGGTGACATTGAATTTAAAGAACTTGCGCCGGAATCTGAAACCAAAGTAGAGGAACCTGTCGTGGATGAGAAGGCTACTGAAGAAACTCTTGTCCATGCTGAAGAAGAGAAGGAGAAAGACATGGCAGAAGAGAAGAAAGAGCCGAAGGAAGAAGTAAAAGAAGAAAAGAAGGAAGAGGGAAAGACTGTAGAAGATGTCTTTAATACTCTTACTGAAGAACAGAAGACTGCTGTATATGCACTGATCGCAGCCATCACAGAAGATGATGACGATGAAGACGAGGAGGACGAAGAAGTGAAACATAATGCATTCGAAGTAGAAAACAACCGTGAATACCTGAGCCATGCTGACATGGAGACGATCTTTAATGATGCCAAGAGAATTGGATCTCTGAAAGAAGCTGTTCGCCAGCACACAGAAGACGGTGTACTTGCTCATTCCGTAACAGGACCGGATGACTACGGTGTGTCTAGAGGCGCAGCACCTACAGCTGAAAACGTAGATAAGTATGGCATGTATGATCCTGATATGCTGTTTCCGGAATACAAGAGCCTGGATCCGACTCCGCAGTGGATTAAGAGAGATACTGACTGGGTTGACGAGTTTATGGCATCTGTAAAGCATACTCCATTTGCCCGGATCAAAACTCTGATGGCTGACATCACAGAAGATGATGCTCGTGCTCTGGGTTATATCAAAGGCAACCTCAAGAAAGAGGAGTTCTTCAGCCTGATCAAGAGAACGACTGACCCGCAGACTGTATACAAGAAACAGAAAATGGATCGCGATGACATTATTGACATCACTGATTTCGATGTAGTTGCCTGGATCAAAGGCGAGATGAGAATCATGCTGAACGAAGAAATCGCTCGCGCTGCACTTCTTGGTGATGGCAGATCCGCTGCTTCTTCTGACAAGATTTCCGAATCTCATATCAGACCTATCGCTACAGACTCTGATCTGTTCTCTGTTAAGGTCCCGGTTGCTGTTGGCCAGACCGATGATGCTACAGCTAAGAACTTCATTCGTGCTGCTATCAAAGCTCGTAAAGATTACAAAGGATCTGGCAACCCGGTTCTGTACACAACCGATACCATGCTTGCAGACATCCTGCTGATCGAGGATGGTCTTGGACATCTGCTGTATGCGAATGAAGGACAGCTGATGACCGCTCTTCGTGTTCGTAAGATCGTCACTGTTCCGGTTATGGAAGGTGCTACTATTCCGATCACTGTTGAATCCACAACTTCCAACAAAGATCTGATGGGCATCATTGTGAATCCGCAGGACTACACTCTTGGCGCCGACAAGGGCGGAGCTGTATCCATGTTCGATGATTTCGATATCGACTACAACCAGCAGAAATACCTGATCGAGACCAGAGTATCTGGTGCACTCGTGAAGGCTCATTCCGCTCTGGTTCTGTACAGGAACGCTGCCTGATCGAATTAATAATTAATCTTCAAAATGCGAGGAAATTGAATAATGAGTAAGTATTATGGAACTGTTGGCTATGCAGAACAGGTTGAGACTGCTCCTGACGTATGGCAAGAACAGATAACTGAAAAGAACTATCAGGGTGAAGCATTAAGGCTCACTAGAAGATGGCAGGGAACTGAGCATCTAAACGATAGTCTTGTCGTGAATAATCGAATTAGCATAGTCGCAGATCCATATGCTTACAAGAATTTCCATTTGATTAGATATTGCACTTGGATGGGAGTGAAATGGAAAGTTACAAATGTTGAAGTAGCTTACCCAAGACTCCTTCTTGACTTGGGAGGTGTCTATAATGAGCAGAATGGATCTCAGTGAAAAGTTTCATGAGATTTGTAACAACGTTTATTATCAGCCACCTTCTGGGCATCAGTTAAAGTACCCGTGCATTATTTATGAACGCAGAACTGGAGATACATTCTTTGCTGATGATACGCCGTATGTGTTTCATATGTGCTATACGGTAACAGTAATAGACCCTGATCCTGACAGTGAGATTCCTATTGAAGTGGCAATGCTTCCTTTTTGTAAGATGGACAGATGTTTTACTACTGACAACTTGAATCACACTGTTTTTATTATGTATGATGACTAATTTTAGGAGGAAACAATATGCCTGATTATGCTCCGCTTACCTGGGATGACACAGGAAAGAAAATTTTTGAAACTGGTACTAAGAATGGCGTTCTGTATGTAATGGACTCTAATGGACAGTACGGTGCAGGCGTTGCCTGGAATGGTCTTACTGCTGTTACAGAGTCCAACTCTGGTGCAGAAGAGACTGCTCTGTGGGCAGACGACATTAAATATGCATCTATGAGATCCGCTGAAGAGTTTGGTGCGACAATTGAGGCTTATCAGTGCCCGAAAGAGTTCTACGTGTGTGATGGCTCTGCTGAACTTGGAACAGGTGTTACGATCAACCAGCAGGACAGAAGATCATTTGGATTCAGTTATGTAACTACGATCGGTAATGACGTATCCGGTACTGGCTATGGATACAAGATTCATCTGATTTATGGCTGCTCTGCGTCTCCGTCTGAAAGAGCTTACCAGACGATTAATGACAGCCCGGATGCTATTACACTTTCTTGGGAAGTTACAACTACGCCGGTTAATGTAACTGGACATAAGCCGACTGCCCATCTTATCATTGATTCTACACTTGTCCCGGAGGCTAAGCTTACAAAGATTAAGAAGCAGCTGTATGGATCCAATGAGAACGCACCGACGCTCCTTCTTCCGGATGGCATTAAGGACATTCTGGATGAGAATCCGTGATAAAGCTTAGCTAAAATATAGGGGGTGCTATTTACGGCATCCCCTATTTTATGTTATAATCTTTCAAAATGACAGACTTTGGAGGGATTGCCATGAAGATTATAGACATAAAGTGTCCTAAGTGTGGAGGAGAGTTGCACATAGGAGAAGGTAGAAAAGATTGCTTCTGTGAGTATTGTGGATCGCATTTGTTCTTTGAGGACGATGAAGGCGACAGAACAATAACCAATATTACTATCATCAGAGACGAAGCAAAGATTAAAGATGCAGAAGCCAGAATGAAACGAGAAGAAGTTCTGGATAAAGGCCTAGACATTATAAAGAATCATAGAGACTTTAGAGAGACTATAAAAGTTATTGAAATCTTTGCTGTGATACTATTTGTCTTTACAAGTCGTGCATTTAGTGGACCGTTAACAATTATACGTGACTTGTTGTTCGCCATAGTTGTTGGACTTGGAATCTACTTGTACTTCACGAGAAATAAAAGCAGTAACGAAGATGCTGATAGTAAAAAGAAGAAACGAAGATAGCATTTAAGACTTCAGAGAAATCTGAGGTCTTTTTTTTAATTCATTGAGAGAGAGGAGACCATACTATGTTTAAGATTCCGATTACTTATGTCGGTTTTGATGGAAAAGAGAAAACGAGGGATTTCTATTTCAACCTTACTAAAGGTGAGATTGCGGAAATTCATCTTGCACTTCCTGGAGGATTTGATGGATTCCTTGATAGGCTTAACGATGAACCGGATGTTGCAGATATCGTGAATGTATTTAAGCAGCTGATTCTTAAATCATATGGAAAAAGAACAGCTGAGAATAAATTTATCAAATCTAAAGAGATCTCCGAGGAGTTTGCAGCAACTGATGCATACTCTGAGCTGTTTCTTAAGTTTATTGATAACGAAGATGACTTTGTAAATAAATTCCTGGAAGGGGCTATTAATGCTCCAGTTGGAACTATCAATAAGATCCTTGAGGAGAATCCAAAGCTCAAGGAGACTGCTGATCTGGTTCCAAGTGAATTTTAAATAGAGGTGACATAGATGCCAATGCGACTAACAATCCCTGCCAGAGACGATCTGTGGGACGAGTCAACTGGCATGTTTGTCTCAATGAAAGAGCAGACTTTAGTGCTTGAGCATTCTTTGCTGTCTTTATCAAAATGGGAGAGAAAATGGAAAAAGCCGTTTCTGTCAACAGAAGATAAGTCAGCTGAAGAATGGCTCGATTACTTTAGATGCATGACATTAAATCAGGTAAATCCTTTAGTCTATGATTTTTTGTCAGCAAAAGATATGGAGCAGATTATTGAATACATAAGTGATCCAATGACTGCTACAACTATTACGGATGTTAGTGCTTCAAATGGAAAACGAGAGATAGTAACAAGTGAAATTATTTATTACAACATGATTTCATATGGAATACCGATTGAAATGGAGAAATGGCATCTTAATACCTTGATAACTCTGATAAGAGTATTCTCGATTAAAGGCGGCAACACTAAAAAGATGTCAAGATCTGAAGCTGCTGCTTTCCAAAGAAACATTAACGAAAGTAGACTCGCTAAGAATCGCAGGAGGTGAATCTTATGTCTATGATAACCATCTCACAGCGAGGGGACTTTTCAAAGACATTAAGATTCTTGCGAAAGCTTAGAGATAAGAAATTTGCAGAGAAATTAGACAAGTATGGACAACTTGGAGTAGACGCTTTGAGAGAAGCAACTCCTAGGAGAAGCGGAAAGACTGCCGAATCATGGACTTATCAAGTTGAGGTATCGGGATCTTCAGCTACTATATACTGGTCTAATACAAACCAGAATGGATACTTTAACGTTGCTGTTGGCATTCAGTATGGTCATGGCACCAGAAATGGTGGATATGTTCAGGGCATAGACTACATTAATCCAGCTATGAGGCCAATATTTGAACAGATAGCAAATGAAATTTGGGCGGAGGTGATTTCGGATTGAGTAACGTTGATGAAAGAATCGTCGAGATGAAATTCGAGAATCATCTCTTTGAAAAGAACGTAAATACTTCTATTGGAACTCTTGAAAAGCTTAAGAATGCACTTAAGTTTAACGGAGTCGATAAGAATTTAGCTGATCTTGATAAGTCTGTTAATTCAATGGACTTTTCGAAATTAGCGGCAGGAGTTGACGCTCTTAATAAAAGATTCTCAACCATGGGAATCGTAGGCATGACAGTTATTCAGGACTTAACTCGAGCTGCTGAAAATATGGCTCATAAAATGGCTACAGGACTGTTTAATCAAATCAAGACTGGAGGTTGGGCAAGAGCAACGAATATTGATCAGGCTAAGTTTCAGCTTGAAGGTCTTGGTGTAGCATGGAACGATATTGTAGCAGATATCGAATATGGTGTAAACGATACTGCGTATGGACTTGATTCAGCAGCTAAAGTCGCATCACAGCTTGTAGCATCTGGCATCACAATAGGTGATAATATGCAAGCTGCACTTCGAGGTGTATCAGGCGTCGCTGCTATGACTAATTCATCGTACGATGAGATTGGAGCTATATTTACTACTGTTGCAGGTCAAGGCAAGCTCATGACCATGCAGCTCAGGCAGCTTGAATCGAGAGGTCTTAACGTTGCTGCTAACTTAGGAAAAGCATCTGGCAAACTTGCTGGCAAAACAGAGTCTGAGATTCGTGACATGGTAACGAAAGGCCAAATCGATTTTCAGACCTTTGCTGACGCTATGAATGAGGTATTTGGTCCTCAGGCAAAGAAAGCAAATGAAACATTCGAGGGTTCGCTTGCTAATATGAAATCAGCTCTTTCCAGAATTGGTGCTGAATTTGCAACACCGATTAGAAAGAACATGATTCCTATTTTTAATAAATTAAGAGAAATCTTTAATGATATTAAAAAACAGAAACTCGGACAGGTTTTTAAAGACTTCGAATCATTTGCTTTTAAAATGTCCAAGTTTGCATATGGCGTATTGGACACACTTCATAAAAACCTTGGGTTTGTTGATACATTAGCCGGAGGAATTCATTCTATATGGATCTGGTTCGACGAACTTATGCAAGGCGTTTCTCCGGTATGGAAATTCTTTACAAAAGCTGAAGAAAAGGCTGAGGTTGCAGCTTCTGCAATTAGTAAAGTAGGACTTACTCTTGAAGTTGTTGAAGATCTTGCTCAGAGAGTACTGGCTGGCGAATTCGGAAATGAACAGGCCAGATGGGACGCTATTGATGAACTCACTGGAATTGAAAATGCTGGTCTTGCAGTTCAGAATAGAGTAAACGAATTACTTAACTGCTCTAAAAGATATTCTGAAGCTGCCGAAATAGTTGAAGATTCGACTACAAAAGAACAAGAGGCTTTAGAAAAAGCTGGCAAGTCTATAGAAGACTATGCTGAAGCTCAGAATGAAATTCAGGATACTGCACAAGGCATGATAGAAACTCTTCAGAAAGCATTTGGCGAAATTGATAAGGCCGCGGTATTTGAATGGGCTGCAACTGTTATTGGCGGGTTCAGAGCTGCTTTAACTATTCTTGGAAGAACTGTTATGGCAGTAGCTGCCGGAGCATTAGAGCCACTTATTGAAATTGGCAAAACTATTGCTGGCGTATTCGGTAAAGTTACATCAACAATCGCCGAATGGGTCATGGATTTTAGCAAGTTCATGAAAGAATCGGGTGGCTATGCTAAGATCCAGACTGTCACTAATAAAGTATTCAAAGCATTTTCTTCCATATTAAAAGGCACAGTAAAAGTCGGATCAAAAGTATTCGATATTCTTGGAAACGCTATAGGAAAAGTTGGAAGCATAATTGATCAAGCTAAGTTCCGTTTTCAGGTATTTATGGAACTTCTGAAAAATACAGAAGGCTATAAACGACTTACTGAAGCTTTTGGTAATATTGGATCTAAATTAATAGAACTAAAAGATAATGCGTTCTCTAAGATTCAGGACGCTTTAAACAGATTCATGGAAACCGACATTGAGCTTCCAAAGATTAATCTGATGGATCTTGCCAATTCTGTAAGTGACGGGATTGTCTGGATGCTTGATAAGATTAATGAGCTCAAGACATCGATCCTTGATTTCTACAATACGAACATAGTCGGTGAAGGTGGCTTGATGGAGAAGCTTCAGAATTTCTTCTCTAGTGAGAATCTTCAAGCTGGCATTCAGAATTTTATTGAACTTATCAACGAAGCAAGAGAAGCTATTGTTAAATTCTTTACAGGCACATCCGGAGCTGAAGGAGAAGCTGAAGAAACTACTAGCGGATTACAGAAGTTCTTGGATGATGTTAACAGAATATTTGAGCAGATTAAGCAGACAGTAGTTGATCTTGTAAATAATGGCATTGAAGATTTTAATGACTTTGTTAACCGGATAAAAGAATCTATACCATCGCTTGATGAAGTTGTAAAGAAGATAATGCATATAGTTGGCGAAATTACTGCCATAAACTTCATAAGAGCTGTGAACGGTATAATGACTTCTATTAGTCATATTTCCGGAATCTTGAGAAATGTAAAAGGAGCCATTGGATCGTTTAAGTGGTTCTTTAGATCTTTGTCTTTAGCTGTTTCTGGCTTAGCACTACTTGAAATTGCTGGCGCCATTGGCATATTAGCTTTGTCATTTAAACTTCTTGGCTCTCTTTCTTGGGATCAGTTTAAAGTCGCTGCAGCGGCTATCATTGTTATAACAAGTGCATTAGCTGTATTGTTCGCAGTCATTGGTCATTTCTCAAGTGGCAAAGGTGGAAAAATTGTAGAAACTCCGCTTCAGTCACTAACAGAAATGGTGAAAACTCTTTCTAGTACGATAAGTAAAGCTATGAAGGGCTTGGGAAGAGCCGCAACGATAGCTGCATTTGCTTATGCTGTTAAGACTATATATGACATTATTATGTCTGTTGTAGACATGCCATGGTACAAAGTAAAGACAGGCCTTAAGCTCGTTGGAGCTATTATGGCTGAAATAGTCATTGCTATGGCTGCACTTAATTTGCTCGGCGGTCATAAATCTACTGGCATGCAGAGAATTGGACAAGCTGCTCAAATTGTAGCTTTTGCAGCTGCCATAAAGTTGATAGCAAATGCCATAGCGCAGATTGCTGAATTAGATGCCAGCAAAGCAGAACAAGGCATAAAAGCTATAAAAACTATATCGTTGTCTCTTAGTGCACTAATGATCTCGTCTAGGGTTTCGAAGTTGTCACTTAAGCCCATTATTGGACTTGGACTGTTATTCGCAGCAATTGCCTATGCTTTTGGTCAGATGGCTGGTATGGATCCTGATGAAATGAAAGCAACAGCAGGAGCTTTGACATCTATCATTGCCACGCTGTCACTTCTTGTATATTCTCTTGGCAAGATGTTCAAGAATAGTGGCACCGGCAATATTAAATCTACAGTTGTAAGCTTTATTGCTTTAGGTGCTTTGATAGGGGAAATGGCATTGATATTTTCTCTTATGCAAGATATGGATCCGCTTAAAATGGCATCACAAGCTGATGCTATGGCTAAAGTATTGAGATCATTAGCTTTTGTTATGTGGGCCACGTCTAAAATTGGTAGCACAGGATCTATTGGTGGCGATGTTAAAGGTGCTGTTGGCTCAGCACTTAGTGCTGACATTATACTTGCTAATGTAACTGGCATTATGGCTATTGCAGGCTTGATTAATGAAAATGCTCCGTGGCTAAAAGATTTAATAGATAGTGGAATACCATTGCTTAATAAAGTGGCAGAAGGCATTGGCGACTTTATTGGCACTCTTCTTAAGCATGCTATTATAAACCCTCTTGAAGATACAGTTGGCGATCTCGGCGATGGCCTTATGGGATTTATAGATGGAATAAAGCAGTTTATGGAAGGCACTAAAGATCTTGACGTTTCTGGTGTCTCTACTATATCTGATCTTTTAAGCGTGTTCTCATCTCTTGCCGGAGCGGGCATTCTTACTGCTATCACAGATTTCTTCATGGGCGAATCTTCTATGGAGAATTTCGGAACACAAATGGTAGCTTTTGGTAACGCACTCGTTGAATATTCTGGCATTGTTGCTGGAAATATTAGCGAAGAAGCAGTTGCATCAAGTGCAAGGGCAGCACAGATGCTTTCAGATTTTGCGAATACATTGCCAAATGAAGGCGGCTGGTTAGGAGCTATAGTAGGAGAAAATAATCTTTCTGATTTTGCTAATCAGTTAGTAGGATTTGGTACAGAACTCGTGAAGTACTCTGCCATTATTACATCTGGAAATGGCATCGACGAGGCAGCTGTTACGGCTAGCGCAAGAGCTGCAACAATGATTGCTGAATTTGCTAATAAAATTCCCAATCAAGGCGGTGCATTAGGCGCTTTGGTAGGGGACAATACATTAGCTCAGTTTGCAGCTGGTCTCGAGCCGTTTGCTACCGCTATGGTAACATATTCTGATATTATTAAGAACGGAAATATTGATTCAGCTGCCGTAGAAAACAGTGCTAATGCCGCTACTATGATATCTAAATTTGCAAGCACTATACCCAATCAAGGCGGCAAGATAGCAAAATGGGTTGGCGATAATACTCTTTCACAGTTTGCTGGTGAATTGGTGCCATTTGCTACTGAATTAGTTAAATACTCGGCTATCATTACATCTGGAAAAGGAATAGACTCTGATGCAGTGGAAGCAAGCGCTGCCGCAGGATCTATTTTAGCGTCGTTTGCAGATGCGATTCCTAATAGCGGAGGATATTTAGCAGCATGGATAGGTGACAATACTCTTTCACAGTTCGGCGCTACATTAGTACCATTCGCTGAAGATCTTAAATCATATTCAGAAGCGTGCGCCGGCTTGGACATGACAGATGCTATTGCTGCTACTGGAGCTATTAGTGATCTTGTTGCACTATTTAACCAGATAAATGCTGAAGGCGGACTTCTTGGTGCTGAACAAACAGGTGCTAAACTATCCGAAATAGAAGATATAGTGTCTTCGTTGTTCACTAATTTTGCTTGGGCACTTGAAGATGTTGACGATGTCACTTCTGTTTCTGATGCCATCAGTAACCTTGGCAAGAAAATGGGTGAAACAATGTCCAAAGGCCTTGCTGAAGGAATCAAATCTACTGAAGGCGGAACTGACTTGCAGAATGCATTCAGTGAAATGATTCAGAAGATGATTAACGGTGCTGATGGACAAGCAGGGGATTTATCAGGCCTTGCTGAATCTATTGTAGCATCTCTTGGAACTATTGGGGATGCTATCACAACCAGCCTTGGTGCTGATAATCTGTCTGCCACTATTGTTCCTGAGCTTACAGCCGCTCTTACTGAAATGTTTGCTACTATTAATTCTAAGCAGCCTATCTTCCGTACTGCTGGCAGCAATTTGGTTAATGCCCTTGCGGGAGGAGTAAGACAGGGACGTTCTTGGGTTACAGCAGCTCTTCAGGCAATAGGTATTGCTGGATTTAATGCTATTAACGCCTATCAGTCGAGATTCAGAACAGCCGGTAGAAATATGGGCGCTGGATTGGCTGGCGGTCTTAGACAGAGTAGATCGGAAGTCGTATCTGCGGCTAGATCTCTTGCCGATGCGGCAAATGCTGAACTTAAGCATAGAACTAAACAGAATTCACCGTCAAAACTTTGGGGCGAATTTGGTGATAACATGGGTCAAGGCCTTGCCAATGGATTAATTGGTAGCGTTGGAGTTGTAAAGTCTGCTGTAGGAGTTATGGCCAAAGGTACGCATGACACTATGACTGGCGAACTCAACTCAAGCGTAGAATCTGTAACAGATAATCTTTACAATCAGCTTGTCGCAGTATATCAGTATATCAATTCTGTCATTAATGAATCCACTAACATCAATCCAGTAATCACGCCAGTAGTAGATCTCTCACAAGTTCAAAATGGTATGTATTCTGCTGGTGCAATGCTCTCATCTGCAGGCAACGCATTCGGAGCAGGCGCTCTTTCTTATGCGAGATCTAATTTCCCAGGATCTTATAGTTATGGAGCGACGTCTCAGGCTATGAATCAGGGCAATAACTTAATGGCACTTAATGGCATTAGATCGGATATTAAAGAACTGTCCGAAACTATGTCGACAATGCAGATGGTTCTTGATTCTGGGGTTCTTGTCGGACAGCTTGGGTCAGGAATGGACAGAAGACTTGGTACAATTCAGAAGCTTAAAGAGAGGGGAGCATAATGACTTATTACGGCGACCATTCTATACAGATTATTCGTACGTCGTCCAATATATACAAATCCGCTAATAGCAACGATTATAACGGATACAATACTTGGACAGATTGGCATTTGGTCCCCTCTACAAGACCTGTGATTGATCCGCCGCCAACAAAAACAAATTTCATAGATATTCCTGGCGCTAACGGAGTGATTGATGCTACAGAGGTACTTAATAATTACCCATCATACGGTCAGCGAGTTGGCGAACAGGAATTCTATGTTGCAAATGGATACCAATCTTGGCATGAGATATATTCTGACATCATGGACTATGTGCACGGAAGATCTGTGTATGTAATTTTGCGAGACGATCCTGCATACTATTACAAAGGCAGAGTATACGTGAACAAATGGAAATCAGAAAAAGACTGGTCAAAGATAGTTTTGAATTTCGAGCTTGAACCGTTCAAGTATGAAGTTTGTTCTGCTAATGACCGTTGGAGATGGGATCCATTCAGCTTTACTGATGGCATAATTAGAAACTACGATGAGTACAACAATCTTACAATTACAAGTACGAAGAAAGTTATTACTATCGAAGGACGGACTATGCCTGTCATACCGAGATTTATAGTTTCGGCGGCAGAAGCTAATACTGAAATTACGATAACACGTGAGAAGAATGCATCTGGATCAGGAACTGCCAGCGTTACGAAGAAGTATAAATGCACTGATACTGATGCTCACGAATTGAGATACTATGACATAGAATTTCGTGGTGGCAAGTCTTATATTGGTCTTCAGGCTCAATCTGGAAAGACATTCACAGTTAGCGTTATTTACAGAGGAGGCAGGCTGTAATGTATATTATCACAGTCGATGGAAGTTCATCAAATATTCTGCATGATAGTGCTGGATTTGATAATGACTATAAGCTTATCTCTGGAAATTTGAAACTCGCCTTTAATAAAGCTGGGTCATTTAGTATGACCGTGCCGCCGAATAATGAAATGTATTCAAAAGGGCTTCTGAAAAGAATGAAGTCTGTTTTGGATGTATATAAGAAAAAACAGGATGGAAGTTGGCAGTGGCTTTGGCGCGGAAGGATTCTTGATATCAATAGAAACTTCTATAATACAATGAGCTATAACTGTGAAGGCTGGCTGTCTGTTCTTAATGATTCGTTGGTGCGACCTGACACAAATTACAATACGGATACAGGAATTACGAATAAAACCATTCCTGATTACTTTGTTGAACTGATTAATAAGCATAACGCTCAAGTCGGAAGTGCCAGGTCGTTAAACCCAATTGTGAAAAAGAATGGCCAAACAGTCTGGCCTACCACTAAGCCAACTTTTCCTGTAGGAAATTACGAATCCACTTTTGAATACATTGAAAGCAATTTTCTTAACAACGAGTCTATAGGTGGAAGAATCTGGATTGAAAGAAATAACATTTATTACCTTCCAGATGATACACTAGATGATGACGATTTGCTTGCTGAGCAACCAATTATATTTGGCGAAAACATGCTCGACTATGCTGAGACTGTTGACGCTACTGAAGTGTATACAGTCATTGTACCTACTGGAAAAGACGATCTTAAGCTAAAGGACGCGGATCATAACAACAGAGATTATCTCGAAGCTAGTCCTAGCTCAATAAACACATATGGCAGAATTTGGCATTACGAGAATTTCCCTAATGCTGCAACTCAGGCAGAACTTAAGAAGCAAGCTAAGGCAGCTTTGGACAAGAATGTAACTTCTGCTACAACGATCGAACTGTCAGCATTTGATTTGTCCTTAATTGACTCGTCTATGGAAATGATACCAGTCGGAAAAAGGCTTAGAATCATTTCAAGACCGCACCAGCTTGATATTTCTGGATACCTTTGCGTTGAAGCTGATATAGATCTTTGTAACCCAGCGAATACAAAGTACATTATAGGTATTGACCCGAAGACTCTTACAGGGAAACAGGTATCTATGCTTAAGAAGTTTAAGAATGGCAGTAACTGGAATACTAAGTACGGCGTTGATACGAAATTAAAAGGCGATAATGCAAGAGATAATATTCTTGTACTAGATCGAGATACTCTTGACAACTTTAGACTTGCGTGATAAGGAGAAGCTTTTATGCCATTAATATATTCTGAAATTCCGCTTTCTTATGAGCCGCATGAATTCGAAGATGAAGCTCTCCTTAGAGCGCAAGATTTAAGAGACATTGACGAAGGAGTATATGCGGTTATTACTAGAGCGAACTCTCAAGGACAAACACTTACAGACTCTGTACAGGAGCTTGAGAATTTGAGAGTATATGCTACTCAGGGACTTACAGAGCTTTCTCGAAGCATGACTGGCTATACTGATGAACTTACTAATTTGGAAGACAGCATAAATCTATTTCTGAATGGAAGTGATCAGGCTGAACAGAGTTGTAATAGACTTATTACGCCTGGCAGTTATGCTATTAATGGCAGCTTTCTGGGCAGTCCTTTATCAAATACATCCGATACAGGATTTATATTTGTGTTTGGTCATGTTGATACAGAGCATCCGCTTAATACTGTACTCTGTCAGCTTTGTGTTGAAGGAAGCGGATCTGGAGTTCACGGTAATGTCTATACTAGGCATTATGCAAATTATGAATTCTCTGAATGGACAAAAGCTCTTGTAGATGCTGATGTAACAAGTACAGTTACAAATCTTGAATCACAGTATTCAGCTCTGTTATCTAGAGTTGAAGCACTTGAAGCTGCTATGAGCAATCCGGAAGCAGGTGAATGACATGGCTGAAATTCACTACGGATCTCTAACAGACGGAATTGAATTAGTAGAAGGTACTCATGATTTTGTTCATGGCTACATGATAACTGCCGATGATATGAATGATATTGATAACGGCATTTACGACACTGTAGTAGAACTAAACAGCAGAATCAGTACCTATGAAGGATTGATTTCTGATCTTAATGAATTATCTGATAACGTTCATGATGGCTTGGATGAATTAACCGATGAATTTCAAGACACCGTAACGCCAGCAAAAGAAAGAGTTATTACATATGGTAATTCTTTTTCGAACGGCATAGATCATAGAAATAGCGTGTCTGTTGACTGTAACAGTTTTGTTTCTACAGGAATGCATGTTATAGACGATTCAGCTCAGCATTCACCAATCTATAATATTCATGGCGGAGTAGGTTTAATATTAGTCCTTGGCGCAACAAATTCAGCATCACAGATATTTGTTGAAGGCCCTGGAAATAGTAAGACCGTATTAGATCCGATTACAGATAAACCATTTGTGCTAACTCAGAATAAAATTTATACAAGATACTATAACGGATCCACTTGGACTTCATGGAAGAAACTACTCTATGATTGGAGTGAATCCTATCAGATAATGGATTTGCAGGATAGGATCAATGGATTAAAGAAAAGAATAGCTGCATTAGAAGCAAAAGTTTGAGGCTTATAAGGAGATGACATACAATGGCCGTTACATCCTATAAAGTACATAATTTTAAAGCCGGCGATTATTTGTATGCCGCTCAGATGAGAGACATTGATGATGCTATTGAAGCTTTGTTTAAAAGAAGTAATGCTACTGACAATGGCATAACCGAAATAGCACATGATGTCGATGATTTCGCACAGCAGTCATCAGCCTTTGTTTCGGGTATTGATGCTACTACTAGTGAGTCTGATTTCAATGCTATGGTGCTTCCCGGATGCTACATTGTAGGTCCGAATACGAAGAATAACCCTTTGAACGACGATGGCTACTTAATTGTATACGGAAACGAGAATGGCTCTAATTCTGTGCTGTGTCAGTTATTAATAGCTAAAGACGGCAGAATTGCATCCAGATGGTGTAAGAATCTTGTATGGTCACCATGGCATTCTTCTATTTCAACAGAAGAAGTTGAAAACATTGTCGCACACGTCAAAATACGAGGAGATCAGCTTGCTATTGATAAGCTCCTTGTTGAAGACTTCTTGCAGGTTGGGAAAGACGGAATCACTAAACTTACGAATGATTCAATAACGACTGGCACTGTAATAGCAAAGCTCGTTGAAGCGGATGAAGGCGACTTTAAAGCATTACGAGCTGATTCAGCACTAGTTAGAGGCGTTCTTCAAGTTGGCGAATCTGGAATCACTAAAATCGCTAATGACACTATTACAACCGATACAGTAATTTCGAATATTGTTAAAGCCGGGTCTGCTGAGCTTACGAATCTTACATCGAATACGGCTTTCGTTAAGACGATGCTGCAGGTTGGCGAATCTGGCATTACTAAGATCGCTAATGACACTATTACAACTGATACAGTGTTAGCAAGACTTGCTGACGTTGACGTTCTTCATTCAGATAAGATTAGTGCTAACAGTGCTTTTGTCAGAAGTCTTCAAGCTATTTCCGTTACTGAAGCAGAAGCTAAAATTACTGATGCTTATATTTACAATGCCGTTGCCGGTAAGATTGCAGTTGCTGATCTTAAAGCTGGTGACATTTACATAAGTAATAGCGCCAGGATCATGTCTGAGAACGGCGCTATGATCATGACTGGTGATGCTCTTCAGATTTATGGCACAGACTCTCTCGGAAACGACTATGTTGGCGTTCAATTAGGATACGATGCCGAAAGCATTCCATCATTGATACTACGAAATGCTGATGGTGCTGTTGTTCTTTCTCCTCAAGGTATAACTGAAAACGCTGTTCCAGACGGACTTATCAGAAATGACATGGTACAGAATGGCACTCTAGGTAAAGAGAAATTCAGTTTCAATGTCATGGAGGAAGGCGACACTATCTCAATGGAACAAATCTACATGGGTGATAAAGCATTCGGATATGAGTGGAATAGCTTTACCACTGGCACAAATCAGGCACTTGAAGATTTGAGCGATGCAGTTGCAGATAGTGCAAAGTATGATGTCGTAATAGAGACTCCTGACGGCGTAGATATACGAGGCGGAAACATTAGACTAGTTGCTAGACTTTACAGAAACGGGGTTGATGTAACAGATAGTTATGATGCTTCCCTTTTTATTTGGACAAGAAATTCATCTGATACAGTTGCTGATACGGCATGGAATCAGAGTCATAATACAGGAACTAAGCAGTTATTGCTTTCAGGAACAGATGTTAATAAACGAGTACGATTCAATTGCAGATTTAGATATGATAGAACGGCAGCTTAATAATAGAGGGATAGCGATATGGCAGTAATTGAAAGTTATAGCAGTGTGGAGATATCTGATTCGTTAGATGTCGGATCGCTGTCATCATATTTATCAAGTTCTCAGCCGACTACAGTTGTATATGATCCGAATACAGATGTATACACACCCAACTGGGCTAGTACGAATTTAGTAATTACTCCGACGGTAACGTATAATGGAGCACAGCTTTCATTAACTGCTAACGAGCTATCGATTACATATCAAAGAAAAGATGGATCATCGTCTGCAACATCTTTAACAACTGGCGAATCTTTAAATAATGGCGTTTTAACGGTATCTAGGAACAAACTGTCGGAGAGTACTAGTGGCATTATCACTTATATTTGCACAGTCACTTATACAGATCCTTATAGTGCTGTTCCTATATCTGTAAAGAACTCTATAACATATTCGCTCCTTACTAATGCGTCTCGAATAAAGCATGCTTACATTACAGGTGAAACAACTTTCCTATACGATTCGCTTAGAAATGTAATAGGAACCGGCTCTTTAACTATTCATGCTGATGTTCAGAACGTATCCGTCAGTAAGTGGGAATATTTGAATTCGTCTGGCAATTACGTTACTTATCCTGATTCTGGAACGGAAACAGATCTAGTTGTACGAGCAGATGAGGCTGATATTTGGAATAATGGACGTACAGCGACAATAAAGCTTGTCACTTCAGATCCTGATACGTACGACATTGTACAGATTCAGAAGATCTACGACGGTGCAAACGGTACTGAAACGGTATCTGTAATCCTAACTAACACCAGTCATTATGTTCCATGCGATGATGAAGGTAATGTCCTTTCGTGGAACGGTGCTCCTACCGAAATTCACATTTATGAAGGCGGCCAGGATGTTACAGCTGTTCCATGTACTCTTTTGGATGAAGACGATGCAGTTCTGGTAGATGAAAACGGAGCGATCCTTACCGATTCTAACTGGACTGTTGCAATAGCGCCAGGACCTGGAATAACTGGCACCTTTGAAAATTTCATCTTCACTCCGACGAGCCTAACACTTGAAACAAGTTACGTAGATTTCATTTGTTCGAAAGAAGGATACTCTAATCTTCGTGCAAGATATTCTATTACCAAATCTCGATCTGGAGCAGATGGAGAATCTCCAATAATTTATGAAGTCGGTGCCGATACATATGTACTTAACCTGAGTGAATCTGGAGCTTTCTCGCCAGCATCTGTTAAGTTCTCTGCTCATACCATATCTGGTGAATCAATTACCAGAATAGATTATCCTGCGAGATTCATCATCTACGAATCTACCGACGGCATTAATTTCACTGAGAAGTATAGAAGTGCCGGTGATGAGTATGTGAAGACATATACTCCTTCCTCTGTTAACGTAGTTGCAATCAGATGTGTAATGTATGCATCTGGATCTACAACTACTGTTCTTGATGAGCAGATGGTTGTTATTACAAAAGACGGAGTAGATGGAGCGCCTGGCATGTCAGGTATGTCTATCGGACTTTCTAATTCTCAGGACATTATATCTTGTAACGAAAATGGATACGCTGCCGAAGCCAAGACAATAACAATTCCATTCTATGCTTATTTAGGTATAGAAAGAGTACCTGTTACAGCATCGATTATTGGATCTCTTCCTAGCGGTGTTTCCCTTTCAAGTAATGCGAGTGGAACAACTTCAGCAGATGGGCAGATAGTATTACAAGTTGCTAAAAATGCTACATTCGGTAATGCGTCCACTCTTACTGGAGCTATAATAATCAGGCTTGTATTTAATGGCGGCAGTGTAGATCGAAATTATATTTGGACAAAGAATCTGAAAGGCGTAGACGGCACAAGTACAAGCATTCTACAAATCTATTCCGACGATGGAAATATTATAAGGAATTCTGTTGGAACTGTGACATTAAAAGCTAGATACATAAACGGTGGAACTGTAGTAACGCCTACTAGCTTACAGTGGTATAAATTTCAAACAGGTTCATATAAAGCTATATCAGGAGCTACAGCTGCAACTCTAACAGTAACCGCAGCTATGGTCGATGATATGGCTTTCTTTAAATGCATCGGCACTTATGGCGGAGTATCCTGTGAAGACTACTATACAGTAGACGATATTCAGGATTTAATAAACGCTGAAGTATTCTCAACAGTCGCTGAATTTAAGAACGGCGAAGGATATGGTGCTGTTTATACAAGACTATATAGACCGGATGGAGAAATTGATCCTCTGTTGTCAACAGTATTTTCTGCAGTACCACCTTCTAATCCGTCAAACAACGATTACTATTATCACCTCGATCGAGATAATAAGACAGTCACTCTTAAAAAGTATAATGGCTCATCTTGGGCTTCAGTAACAGAGAATTACAAATATACATATAAATACTACAGAATCAATAAAGATGGGCAGGCATTAGATAAAGCACAGCCATATAAAACATCCAGATGCGTATACGTAGATCCAACTATAGTAGGTGAAGTGATGCAATTCGTATGCGAGGTTGATGCTTAGGAGGAACTAACATGAGTATAGCGTTTGGCAGCATTACGCTAAGCTGCGTAAATGACGGCGAGCCTGGGAGAAATGGGGTTGGGATTTCGTCAACTGTAGTTGAATACGCTACCGGATCATCTCAGACAATACCTCCTGAGTATACCCTCGTCGATGAAAACAATACTGTGCTTGTCGATGGCGATGGCGCTATCTTAACGAATGGCCAGTGGGAAACTGAAATTCCAGTAGTGCATGACGGTATGTACTTGTGGTCTAGAACGATCACGACATACGATGATGGAACATTTAGCATATCGTATTCAGTAAGTAGAGACGGTATAGGCATATTAACAGAGAAAAGACAGTACTATCTATCTGATTCTCCTACTACTTTATCAGGAGGCTCATGGGTATATGAACAGCCATATCCGATTCCTGCTGGCAAATATATGTGGGGTCGTCTGGAATTCAAAATGACAGATGGAACCACTACTTATTCAGAAGCTGTTTACGAAAATACTTTGAGTGGCATCATAAATAAGACAGATGCCATTGAAGGAAAGATAACACAGAAGATCTGGCAGACAGATATTGAATCTGCTATTGATGACTTTGACACTCTCGAAGGCAACACAACTATAAGAGATCGAATTTCTGAGTTTTCACAGGATCTGGATGGAATTCATACAACTATTGGCGATAAAACTTCAAGTCCTAGTGGAATATTGGAAAGGCTATCTAGAGTTTCTCAAACAGCTGACAAGATCTCATGGCTTGTGAAATCTGGTGATAACATCTCTAATATGGTCCTTACTGATGAGATGTTTAATCTCATAACTCAGAAGATTAACATTTCTGGTAAGGTCACATTTAGTGCATTTGATTCAGCAGCTCAGCAAAAGTTTAATGACATGGAGACTGACCTCTCGAATATTAACATCCGAGACTTCAAACAAGAATACGGTTACAGTACAAGCAGAACTGTTCAACCTGTATCTTGGCAGACAAATGTTCCTGAAGCAGCTGAAGGACGTTATATTTGGCAGAAGACGACTTACACTACTAAAGGCAGTAGCCAGAAGATAGAAGAGATAGTATGTCTAACAGGTCAGAAAGGCGATACTGGTCCTGCCGGATCATCTGTCACAGCTTATACGCTCGAAGTTTCTCACGCTGCTGTCGCTAAAGCAGTTAATGGATCATATAATCCTGCGTCCATTACACTTAACGCTAGGTCGAAGGTAGGGTCATCCCCTGCTTCTGATTACAGTGGACGATTCGTGATTGAGACGTCTACAGATGGCAGCACTTGGAGGAATCCTCCTGACTATACCTCATCTATAAACGAAGCAATTCGCAGCTTTACAATTCCATCAGGAACAGTTGCAATCAGATGTTCGCTTTATGCTGCAGGCGGTACTACAACACTTCTTGATCAGCAGACAGTTCCAGTTGTAAACGACGGCGCTAATGGCGGAAAAGGCGAAGACGCATATACGATTATATTAACGAATGAGGCTCACACATTTATCGGTAATAGCTCTACAGTTATTCCGACCAGTGTGAATTGCGGTGTTATAGCTTATAAAGGGGCTACTCAGATAGCAGCTCATATAGGAGAGATTACTGGCAAGCCGTCTGGACTTAGCACCTCTATTACGAATAACGACACTACCACAGCCAGATTTACAGTAAGCGTTACGTCTTCTTTAGCATCGAATAATGGCACTCTTACAGTTCCAATAGTTGCAGATGGAAAGCAGTTTACTAAATACTTTTCGTATTCTGTATCACTTAAAGGGGCTACAGGAGCACAAGGACCTGCTGGAAAAGGCATTACAAATACGGATATTGCTTACTGTGTTGGTGAATCTGGAACCGAAGCTCCTGGCGGTTATACGATATGGGCTGATGGAGATGGAGCTAAATTAACAGATGGAGATGGAGCCTATCTTATTGACAGCACATGGTCAACAACTATACCAGATGTTCCAGACGGATCGTTCCTTTGGGTAAGGAAGATTGAAACATATTCTGATGGCAGCTCTACTACATCATATAGTGTAGCTAGAAGTGGTGTATCTGGTGGCGACGCTTATACCGTTATGCTGACGAATGAATCTCATACCTTCTTAGGAGCAGAAGATCATGCCATTGGTGGGACAGTTATATTTGAGGTTGCTGCTTACAAAGGTGCTGGTCGAATAGAAGCTACTATAGGAAACATATCAAGTACTTCAGGTGGGAGCTCTGTATCTGTAACCGGTATGTCTGTTACAGTTACAGAAAACGGCACAAAGAATCCTAAGATCAGTGTTACCGTTACCGATAAAATGAAGGATGCAAACGGTATACTTTATATTCCGATAACTGTAGATGGTAACACTTTCACAAAAGAATTTACTTATTCAGTAGCATTCAAAGGAAAAGACGGAAAAGATGCTAAAGTTCGTTATCTTGAGGTTTCAAATGTTGCAATAGTAAGAGATTCTAGTGGTACATATACTCCTAATTATATTCAGGTAGGCGCTAAAGAGAGATCTGGAACTTCTGCCATGACTGGGTATTCAGGCAGATTTAAGATTGAGACAACTGAAAACTTTACTAATTGGACCGCTAGGTATACAACGCCAAGTGACGTATCAGCTTATATTTATTCCAATTTCCCTGCGAACATTAAAGCTATCAGATGCAGTCTATACGAAGCTGGAGGAACAACTGTACTTCTTGATCAGCAGACAGTAGCAATCGTTGAGAATGGCTCTGAAGGAAGAGGCGTAGCATCTATTGAATATTACTATTGTTTAAGTGAAAATAAGCCGGTAACGAATCCTATAGACGATAAGGTGAATTGGTCTACAACTCCTCAGAAGTATGACGACGTAAGCAAGAAATATTGGACTTGTACAGTAACTACATATTCTGACGGATCTAAAGTTGCTAGTGCTATAGTCGAGGATTCTGGTGCGAATTCTATGAATGAGTATGCTATGCTCGCATATCAGGCAGCTGGAACTTCTGAACAGATTCTTAAGGTATGGACTAAAGATTCTAGTCTTGCTGATACTACAATTGATGGCGGATTCATTAAAACTCATACCATAGATTCTGAGCGGCTTAAAACTGATGCTATAATGTCTGGGAACTATGATCCGTATAGTGGAGGAAAAGCAGCATACAATATTGCACTTTCTAACGATATGCATACCTTCACTACTGGTGGAAGCTCTACTTTGATTAACGTTGTAGGCTACAAAGGAAGAACTAAAGTTGCCACTAGAGTAGCTTTAAAAAATGCTGCACCTTCTGGTATGACCTGTTCCATTTCTGATAATAATACAGTAAATACTAAGTGCACTGTTACTACCTCTTCATCTTTTAATAGAAGTGGTTCGCTTACTTTTGTCGTTACAGTCGGAAGTGGGACAGAAGCTTATAGTGTAGAAAGAACTTTTACATATAATGTTTCGTCAGTTAATAGGCAGCTTAGCTTAATCTACATTGTTGACACTTCTAGCTATCCAGTATCAATCATTGAGAAGAAAACTGATAATACATTTAACCCGGATAACATATCTGTACAAGCTACAGCTATACCTGGCGGTATATACAACGGACGCTTTCGTATAGAGACAACTGCCAATATAGAAGACAATCCAGAAAATACTTATTGGGCGTCCCAATACGAATCGTCACAGGATGAGTTTATGTATAGGTATACTGCCATCCCTGACAAAGTAAAAGCTATCAGATTTTCATTGTATGCATCTGGCGGGTTTACAACACTTCTTGATCAGCAGACTGTACTTGTAGCCACTGATTTTGCAGCGTTTTCAGCACAGGGTACATATCTTGACTTAGCTACAGGAAACTTTTATTCTCCGAATTTTGCAGTAATAAATACCGCTCCTTCTGATACCGGCTTTACTAAGGGCACTTATATGGGACCATGGAGAGTTACAGAAGACGCTATTTGGAAGATAAGCCAAAAGTTTAAGAATTCTCAAGCGAACTCTGCATATTTTGGAAATGAAGGCATTAGTATTACTGATAAGTTTAGCGTTGACAAGACTGGATATTTGGATACGAAAAAAGGCAAGATTGGCGATTGGTATATCGATGATGTTAATGGATATTTAAGAAGCGCCGACAGTACTGTTATAATATCACCTAAAAGTACCAAAGATGGAGATAATTATATATACGCGAAATTCGGTGGAACATGGATAGATAATCAAGGAAGCATGTATACAAGAGGCATAAATCTTGAGAAATGGATCAGTGCCTATAATATTCATGGGTTTGCCAGTGCACTTGTACCGCAGTGCGGAAAAGAGCTTGGCATTAACAACAGTACTGATTATAATTTTGTAAAGTTCGGAAGTTATGCTTCAGCATGGATAGCAGCTCACGAGTCAGACAGTTTATTATATGCAAGAGCTGGTGGCGTAATATATGAACTTGGCAACTTCTTGTCCAATACAGTATGTCTTCGATATAAAAAATCGTCTATAAGAACTGACACTTTCACCGACGTTCAGCTTGGAAAAGTATATTTTGTTTCGATTTATCATACGCAATATGGTGACAGTATTGGTCTTTATATGGTTATTGGTGGTAAAGCAACGTACTGTACAATAATCGGCGGAGCTAATCTTAGATTAACAGTTACTGCCAATTCAATAGCATTCGAAGACACTAAGAATACTTCATCTTGGTACATTTACTATTAACTTTTTGAGAAAGGAGATAACAAATGCCTGATCAAACACGAAATCTTAATAGTGTTACAGACTTTGCTGGAACACTAGATAGCAACGATCGAATCATCATGACAGACAACAAGGCTTCACTTAAAGCTCTTACTACCGCTATTCTTGGTAAGGCGATAATTGAAGGGTATACTGGATCATCGTTAGCAGGAGCGAGTCAGTCTGTTAAGTCTGCTATTGATAGTTTAAATAGCAAACAAGCAGGAGCAAACGCAGGTGGTCACAACTCCGTTTTCCGTGGCAAGAACCTCGGAACATCTGTTACCGCTTCTCAGTGGTCGGCAATCAGCGGTGGGACGTTCGATGATTTGTATATTGGCGACTATTGGGTAATTAACTCAGTAACGTGGCGTATTGCAGCTTTCGACTATTGGCTGAATTGCGGTGACACAGCATGCACGACTCACCATGCTGTCATCGTTCCTGACAGCAATTTGCTGAACGCAGACGGAAGCACAACGCATTATATGAATACTTCAAATACTACTGAAGGCGGCTACATTGGGAGCGGATTTTTCTCCGGTACGAATGCCGACAGTTCATCGAATACGGCGAAAGCGCAGTGCGTCACAAAGGCACAGAATGCTTTCGGGTCTTCACATATTCTGACTCACAGAGAATATTTCTCTAATGCAGTAACGAACGGATATGTATCTGGAGGAACGTGGACAGACAGCACTGTAGATTTGATGAACGAGTCGATGGTATATGGCAACAAGTTCTTCGAGAACATCATTAACGGAACAAATGTTCCTGCCGCATATACTATTGATAAAGTACAGCTCCCCCTGTTTGCTTTTACACCGCAGTATATTTGTAATCGTGCGGACTGGTGGCTTCGTTCTGTTGTTTCTTCTTCGCATTTCGCTCGTGTCGGCGCCAGCGGGCTTTGCTACTACTTCGACGCTTCGAGCCCAGGGCTTGGGCTTCGCCCGGCTTTCGGAATCAAATAATCTTTAATCTCCGCCCCTCGTGGGCGGAGAGGTAATTCTGAAAGGAGGAGTTGACTATGTCAGTTCCTAAGTACCAATTTAACTCATTACTTTTCACAAGTTAACACACTACTAAGAGAAAGGAGACTCAATGAAAAAGAATCTGACTACAGCCCAAGTTTTATATTTGCTTGACTTCTATGGCGGGATGAATGAAGAAAAGCTTAACGAACTTGGGATTAAAGTCAGGTGGGCACTAAAGAGAGCTGTGAGTTCTGTGTATCCTATAGCTAAGCAGTTCGAGGATTTCAGAAAAGAAGAAATTGAAAAGATCCGAGCCAATTATGCCACACCTGAAAAATCTGTAATTGAGCAAGACGGAGAAGAAACTAAAAGATCTATAAAAGATGAATTCAAAGAAGCTTATCAGAAAGATCTTGATAGTCTTAATAAAGCCTTACGAGAGCTTTTGGATGAGCAGCACGAATTTGAGTATGGCGGAGTTGATATGGATACGGTTGTTGAATCGTTACCAGACAACTCCGTTTTTACGTTTAAAGATCTTGAAATATTAAGTGATTTCATAGGAGAAGACCGATGAAAGAAAAAACGGATATTAAAGATTTGATTCCTGAAGCTACTGACGAAACAAAAGAAGAGCTTTCAGACAATAAAGGAGACGATGAAGAATGAGTTATTCGAATAGTTCCCTTGCTACATATACAAAGCTAAGTCCAAATAATTCAGGTCTTAGAGCTCACACTATTGACCGGATCAGTCCTCATTGCGTGGTTGGTCAATGCTCGATTCAGAGTCTTGGATCATGGTTTGCACTTAGTTCAACCAGAGCTTCTTCTAACTATGGCATTGATAAGGATGGCAAGATTGGTCTTTTCGTTGAGGAGAAAAATAGATCCTGGTGTACATCGAGTTCAGCTAACGATAATAGAGCTATTACTATTGAGTGCGCTTCCGACTCTACCGATCCTTATACAATGCATAACTGTGTTTACACTTCTCTTATTAAGCTTTGCGCCGATATTTGTAAGAGAAATGGCAAGACGAAGCTTCTTTGGATTCCTGATAAGAATAAAGCACTCAATTATTCACCGAAATCTGATGAAATGCTGATTACAGTGCACCGGTGGTTTGCAAATAAGTCTTGCCCAGGAGACTGGTTATATTCTAGACTTGGAAGTCTTGCAGATCAGGTCAATAAATTACTTGGCGCTAAAACTGAAACCGCTAAGCCTTCTATCTCTACAGCAACTACTCCTGGAACAACTAAATCTCATTCGACTCTTAGACTTAATTCTCCTGAGTATGAAGAGGTCAAGACATTGCAGACTTACCTCAACAAGTTTGGAGCGAATCTTGTAGTGGATGGACTCTTTGGAATTAAGACTTATCTAGCCGTTCGCGAATTTCAGAAGAATTACGATCTGTTTGTTGATGGCATTGTAGGACCTAATACTTGGGGTAAACTTGATAGCCTTGTTAAGAATGCATCTAGCAAGAAGACAGTATCCGAACTTGCTAAAGAAGTTATCTCCGGTAAATGGGGCAATTGGCCAGATCGTGAGAAGAGATTGACTTCAGCTGGATACAGCTATAAAGAAGTTCAGGACGAAGTTGACAAACTCATGGGCAAGAAATAATGTTCATATACCTTAACATGAATCCAGAAGCAAAAGAGACATTTGACTGTGTAATTAGAGCTGTTTCTTTTGTTCTTGGACTTGATTGGGATACTACTTTTCTCTACATAGCTATCGAGTGTCTAATTCATCATGATATGCCAGAGCAGAATTATATTTGGGCAGGGCTACTTCGGAAAATGGGATTTACACGTCACATTATACCGGACACCTGCCCTGTTTGTTATACAGTAAAAGATTTCTGCCATGATCATCCTTATGGCACTTATCTTCTTGTAATTATAAGCCACGGTGAAGGTGGCGGACATGTCGTAGCAGTAGAGGATGGGAATTACTATGATATTTGGGACTCAGGCGATGAAGTTCCAACGTACTACTGGACTAGAGAAAGGGGATAAGACAAATGGCATATAACTATTCACAATATCAGCCTGGGTACTATCAGGGCAATGGAAATGGGTATCCTCAGCAGAATCCTTATTATCAAACTGCTGTAAATACTCAGCAATATTCCGGCGGTGGGATGCAAACAGCTGTCCCAATGGCTCAAATGCAGCAGCCTATGAGTCAGCAGAGTGCTTCATCTGGAATTAACTGGGTTCAGGGTAGAGCAGGTGCAAATTCGTTTTATGTGGCTCCTGGACAGTCAGCTCTTTTGATGGACAGTGAAGATTCTGTCCTCTATGTGAAGTCCGTTGATATGACTGGAAGACCGATGCCTCTTGAAATTTATGATCTGGTTAAGAGAGATAGTGTCGTCGATGTTCCTCAGATTTCTCAGAGACAAGCTCCAGCATCTCAGCCTGCACCGGACATGAGTCAGTATGTAAAGGCTTCCGATCTTGAATCTATGGTCGAGAAGTATGTGAATAAAGTCTTAGAGAAATGAAAATAGTAATCATTCTTCTTATAGTTCTTTATATCATTGCCACAATGTAAGAGGTGAATAATATGCCAAATCCCTTATTCAGTAGATTTGGAGGAGGATCAGGTCCAAAGATGCCTGGTCCTTTTTCTAACTTTATGAACATGATGAGCCAGTTCAGACAGTTCAGAAGTCAGTTTCAGGGAGATCCTAGGCAGCAAGTTCAGGAGCTTTTGAATTCCGGACAGATGACTCAGGAGCAATTCAATCAGTTAAGTAGCATGGCTAACCAATTTAAAGATATGTTCAAGTAATGTTGTAGGTGGCTTGACGTCTTTACTGCATAAGTATGCGAACAAAAGGCCATGCTTAATAGTTTCTTTACAACAGAATATGGAACTCGTAGGGCTTAAGTTGGCTTGCTTCTTGAATTGCATCTTTTAACCACAACATAAAGTGTTTGCAAGTCCGTTTAGCTTTTGATTTATCTAAATTAATTCAAAATGCAAGCCAATTTAAGAGTTTCTAAGTAACTTGTTAAGCGTTTTCTAAAAGGAGGAATATTTAATATGTCCTTGGTAAACGATGGAGCTGGTAATATGGTCATGCCTGTAGGTCCTATGGGTGGATATGGAAATGGTAGTCTTGGATGGGGAGGAGATGGATCTTTCTGGATCATTATTCTTTTCCTGTTCGCTATGATGAATGGCAATTGGGGAGGATGGGGCAATAATGCAGGCGCTGCTATGCCCTATATCATGAACAACACAACGAATAATGACATGCAGCGTGGATTTGATCAGCAGGCTATTATGGGCGGTATTAACGGTATCAACACAGCTCTTGCTAATGCCGAAGTGTCCAGATGTAACGCTCAGGCCAACATTCTTCAGACATTAAATCAGAACCAGTCGGCTGCAAATCAGGCTATGAATAGTCTCGCTATGAGTCTGCAGAACTGTTGCTGTGAGAATAGAGCAGGTCTTGCTGATCTTAAGTATACTGTTGCTACAGAGGCTTGTGCTGATCGTCAGGCTGTTACGAATGCTCTCTTCGATGTGACTACTGCTAATAACAATAATACGCAGCAGCTCGCAAATGCGATCAACAACGGCATTCAGTCTATTCAGGATAAGCTTTGCAGTCTTGAGCTTGAAGGCGTTAAGAATCAGCTTGCTCAGGCGAATAGAGAGAATGCAGCTCTTCAGTCTCAGCTTGCTGTATCTAATCAGAATGCTATTATTCAGCAGGGATTCGCAAATGAGGTGGACAATCTCTACAATCGTCTGAATAATTGCCCAGTTCCTACCACTCCTGTTTATGGTCGTACTCCGATCTTTACCTGCAATAATGGCATGAGCGGATGCGGATGTGGCTGCAGCGGTAACGGCTTCGTAGCATAAGGCTGGAGGTGCAATATGTCAGAATATTTAACCAGAGATGCAGTTGAAAGTGTAGCTCTTAATACTGCAATCCCATTCGTGGATTCTATTCCTTGTACTCGTGGCTATGTATGGCATCAGAGTGGTACAGGAATTTTTGTTCTGCGTGGCATCGTGAATAATCCTTGTGCTTCGTTCGCTCGCTATGAAGTAGAGTTTACAGGTAATATTGCTATTCCGACAGGCGGAGCAGTAACTCCGATTGCAACAGCTATTATTGTGTCAGGTGAGAGTCGTACTGGCAGTAGAAGTATATTTACTCCAGCTGCTGTAGATACATACGGCAATGTTACAAGCCGTGCTACGATCGATGTTCCTAAAGGATGCTGCTTCACCGTATCTGTTGAGTATGTGAATGGAGCCGTTGACAATCCTACTGCTACTCCGACTCCACTCATTAATGTGGTTGATGGCAGCTTGTCTATTAGAAGGTCAGCTTAAGAAAGGAGGGAGATCCCATGAAAGAACTTGAGAATCTGAAAGAATTATATTTGGATGAAATTAAGGCTATCAACAAGAAGGGGGAGCTCACTCCTACTGATGCTGAAGCTGCAAAGAAAGCACTCGAAGCTATCGAAAAGATCAATAAACTTTGCTATGACGAAGAGTACGAGGATGAAGGATATTCCGAAAGGATGTATCCTCGCTATTCTATGAATCGTTCCTACAGAAGCATGATGCCTGAGATGAGACCGTATGAGTATGACGATCATATGAGCCACACGGGTTATAGTGAAAGAAGAGGCAGAAGTGCTACCACAGGACGTTATATTTCAAGACACGCTGGAAGTGATAACGATAACATGGTTATTGATGACATTATCGCGAAGCTTGAGAACATGAAGAACTATTAACTTTTAAACAGTATGCAATGATTTAACCTGGAGGCATATCGAATGTCCATAGATGAAATCTTTTCCAAAATGTCTGAGCATATGGTAAAGGGAATGATGGTTCATGAGCAGCTTATGAATTCCTATTTATATTTGGGATTAAAAGGCTATGCTGCTTGTCACGAGTATCATTATCTTGAAGAGACGAAAGGACACATTAGGCTTAACACATACAAGATTGAACACTATGATTCACTTGTAGTAGGAACGTTTGATAGATCTGATGTTCCTGAAATTGTCCCAGAGTCATGGTTTAACTTCAAACGGAATACAGTTGATGCTAATACTCGAAATCAAGCAATAGCAGCTGCTTACGATGAATGGATTAATTGGGAATCTGAAACGAAAGTTTTATACGAAGAGATCTATTCAGACCTAATTAATCAGGGAGAAATTCCTTTCGCTGAATTCGTTAAGGAATACATCTTAGACGTTGAAGAAGAATTAGTTTATGCTAAATCTGAGAGACTCGCTAAATCGTCTATGGACTTCGACATAGTCTCCATTTTAGAAGAGCAGGAGCAGTATGAACGTTCTTTTAAAAAGAAAATCCGTAAAGGGTAAATCATTTCATACTTCTCATGTGGAGGACGTATGGGAATCATTGGATATATCTCTGCGCACTGGATCGAGTGGCTCTTCATGATCGTTACTGCTATCATAGGATTCGGTTATAGAACTGTTCTTAAGAGATTGCAAGAAGAAAAGCAGCGAAATGAAGCCATTGCTGAAGGTGTGCAGAGCCTTTTAAGAGAAAGCATTGTAAACAGTTACAACAAGTATCAGGATAAGGGCTTTTGTCCCATTTATGCGAAAGAGAGCATTCGTAAAGTTTATTTGGCTTATCATAATCTTGGCGGAAATGATGTAGCCACAAACCTTTACAATAATGTCTTAGCCATGAGGGAAGAGCCTGAAGGTAAAGAGAAGAATGAGTAATAAAGTGTATGATATTTTAAAATTCATTGCTCAGATCGTATTGCCTGCCATTGCGACTTTCTATGTAACGATTGCGGGCATTTGGAATTTGCCACTTGGAGATGAGATTAGCCGTACTGTTATGGCAATTGATACTCTTCTTGGTGCAATCCTTATGATCTCTACTGCTTCGTATAAGAAAGGCCTTTTGGAAGAAAAGCCTGAAGCAGAGGAATGAACTATGGCTGATGATAGGTGATAGTTGCTTATCATCAGCCTTTTGATTTCGAAAACAATATTATATTTATATAGATGAGAAAGGAGTACATATGGCTAATATAGCTACTTACTTAGCAAAAATTAAATCCGCAGTTTACGGAGAAGAGGTACGTGGAGCGATCCATGATTCTATTAATACTATAAACAACGATGTGGAAAATGCAATCAGAAGAAATGCCAATGCACTTCCTTTCTGTGGTGATTTAGCTTCAATCAATCTCGATTACGTTACGGGATCAAACGATAGCTACAGAGGAATTTATAGGCTTCTTCCTAGAAATACGTATACTAATTTGCCGTCCGACTTTAATGCAAATAAAACAGGCTGTCTTATTGTTTACACAAATGGATCATATTGTATTCAAGAGCTGCATTACTATGAATCTTTTGTCGGTAATCCCAACATGGGTTTTAAATTTTGGAAAAGAAATGACTATATAGGCGGGCTTAGTGATGGGTCATTTTCAGATTGGGTAAGCATAAATTCCTATGTCGAATCTATTATTAGCAACAATTCTATCATCACAGGTTTACGGACTGACCTTAATAATCAGAAAACAAAATTCCAGGGCGATGTTGATTACGCTAACGATATGGCAAGAAATGCTATGAATAAGGCGTTAGAACTTGAACGTCGTATGGATGGCGGTGAAGGCGGAGGAGGCGGTGGCTCTGTTGTTATCTCTACAGACGCTACATTAACTCAATCTGGTGTTCCTGCTGATGCAAAAGCTGCTGGGGATAAAATTACTGGAATAAGAACAGACGTCGATACTGCTAATGATTATGCGAGGAATGCTATAAATACTGCTAACAGCGTATCCGGAAGATTAGATAGTGCACTTGATAGCATTAATAGTGAATTTAGCGGTGTTAACGACAGTATTAGCGACATTAATGACATCTTAAATAGTGCAATTTTTAGAGCTAGAACCATTACAAATGGAGACATTAATTTAGTGTACAATCCAGGCATTTATGGAGTACTATCTCCAAGTGCAGAAGCAACACAGAACTGGCCTTATCCTGACGAATATGGGACTCTTGCTGTGTTTAGAGGAGCATCAGATTCATTAACGCCAGTTGTTTATTGTTTAGTGCAGGTAGCTTTTTGTTCTCACGGGGCAGCGTTTAGAATGCTTATTCCGCCTTTAATGGATCCTGAAGATCCTGTATATACAGACTGGATGACATTATATTCTGGAGAGTAATAAAAAGCATTTAAAAGCAACTGATTAGTACCCTACTTATACCACAAATGTTATTTTGTAGCGTAAATAGGTATACTAATCTTTTCTTTCCCTAAATATGAAGACCCCTCCCCGTAGGATCATGTGAGAAAACAAGCCTATTGGGAGGGGTATTTCGTTGTCCTAAAATGACATAAAAAGCACTTCATTAGTACCCCACTGGTACCACCTAGGCATATCGCCTTATTTTATCTTGGAAAGTTCTTTATGAAGCCAAATGATATTTCTGGCGGTGTATACGCGTTCAGTAATGTCCATAATTCTGTGACCAACAATTAACTTGATAGCGTACTCATCTACTCCGGCTTCCTTAGCCATGGTGATGAAATGCTTTCTCCCATCGTGAGGCCTATGATCCGGATTGAGTTTAAGCTCACTTGCCAGCTCCTTATATTTTACTTTCAAGATTTCATACGATATAGGGTACTTCGGTTTAAAGAACAGCTTACTCATTCCGGATTTAATAGCCTCAGTATACCATCTTTGAAGAATAGGTCTAATCTTTTCGTGAATCGGTACTTCTCTATTCTTTCCTGCCTCAGTCTTGGATCCGCAGATAATTGACCAGTCTTTCATATTTACTTTCGATACATCAATATTACAAAGCTCATTAGGACGAAGACCTGAATAGCACTGAAAAACGATCATGTCAGATACCCATGATTCACCTACCTTACTCCAGAGCTTCTTCATCTCTTCATCTGTATATTTGATATGAGGCTTAACGGCATCATCATTACCGAACCCAGTCCTGATATCACGAGCGTAATTCCGATCTACGTATCCATACTCAACGGCGTAGTCCATCATCATTGAGATCGTATACTTTATATTTTTCTTTGTGTTATCTGAAGGGTATAGTGTCTTGTCATTCACAGTCTTATGAGCATCGTCAAGAAGTCTTCTAAGATCTGGTGTCTTAATTGACTGCACTAGTCTAAACCCAATAACCTCTTCACAGTACTTCCAGGCAGCTTTAATGGCATCATACCTCGAATTGCTAACCTCCTGCCTATGAATCTCTACCCATCTCTCATACAGCTCGTTCATAGTCATGTCGTTATCGAAGTCATATGGATTTGCATGATATTCTACGAGTGCTTTATAGGCTTCATTATAGGTCTTAAAGTATGCTTCAGGCTTAAGTAGTTTCCCTATCGGATGCCCAAACTCATCCTTTCCAACAGATACCATGACTCTGAAAGGTTTACGGCGCTTCTTATCTGTGAGTTCAGTAATCCTGCCGAAACCATTAGGAAGTCTCATATGAGTAGTACGCTTCTTTTTAGGCGAGTCTTTAGGCTTGGTGAGCGATAGTGGCATACCGCAGTTAGGACAAGAGATAGCTTTATCTGATACGTCATGGCCACACTCTGGGCATTTAATTAGCATTATTTACATCTCCTTATATTTTTTTCTTGGACTTGAGTGAATTCGCAAGATTTACACATCCTATTATAGGAACCTATATATTTAAGGAGGAAATTACTATGAAGGATGAAGAAGTATTGAAAATATTTAATTGCGGAGCAAAAACATTTGCGAACATACTAATAGTCTCTTTGTATAATAGCGATCCTAAGGCTGCAGAAGCATTACTTGATTCTGTAAGATCGATGGACACTATTGAAGCAAGAGTCGATGGAAGGGAGTTACATGTCAATTTATACCAAGCATTAAATAAACAATTAGAAGAGTATTTACATAGATGATTAGGTTCCTATACGGGATTGTATAATAAACTACAGTCCCTTATTTTTTCGCAACTTTTACATGTTCTATAATAGAAAGGATCAATGGGTATTAAAGTACCTATGGCGGAACATATACGCAAATGGATCGCCTGTTTGGCAAGCAGGAATATGCGTTATTGCTAGAAGGTGTATCGCAACCAACGTGAAGCCTTATCCCATTTCGAGTTGGGAATCGGGGAAATAGGCATTCTTATGGATCCATAAGAATTACATCTTCTTATTTTTTTCGCAATATTTACACCTCATATTATAGCAGATAAAAACTATTTTATGGGAGGCATTATTATGTATAACTTAAATTATGTATATGTAGTAGTTTCTATGGACAAAAAGGATTATATGATTGAACAGCTTATCAGCGATCTTGAAGGCTGGGCTAGACATCTGTATAGAGTCGATCGGAAGAATCGGGTCCTGTATAGAGGTCTTATTCCAGTGAAAGAACTTGAGAGTCTGTTTACATTAGAAGCCATGAGTCCTTATGGAGCTGGCTACGAGATTACAGTTGACGGAGTACCTGCCAGGGATTATGGTTGTTATCCTTGGAAAGTAGTTAGAGGGATTGCATAAATTGCAGTCCCTTTAATTTTTACATATCCTATAATGTAACAATAACTCACAACTCAATAAAGGAGGAACGATTATGGAAGAACTTATTAATGCTTTGAATGAACTATTCAGCAATGCACTGAAAGTAGGAATTGTTGAATACCCGGAAGACCCTGGATACTTATATTTCAAAGAGGACAACGATTTGTACAAGAAAGTGGATAAGTTGTGTGATCAGTTATTGATTGACAGCTCCGGGCACTGCAACTGGACAAACATTAACACTCTTCGAAATTCTGGATTCAGGGTCTTCCCTGGAGATAAAGATAGTTTCGGCTGGCTAGTTGGATGTATTCAGAGAAATGGTGACCGTAAGCTTACGTTTACTTATGGATGATGTTTGTTACGACTTAAGAGCAACTTCTACAGCTGCTCTTAATTTTTCTATAAACTTATGAGAGTTATTGACAACACGACGAAAACCCTATATAATGCCTTAGTGAGGTACCAATCGCAAAACCTAAGGGCATACATAGGGTATTCTATCATATATGGATCCTAAGCAAATCCTATTGTAGAATATTTTCTAAGCCATGTCAAGTGGTTTTGTGACGAAATAGTAAAATTTAAGTCACTCATTTTCATGAAAGGAGATCAAAACGACATGGTTTACGAACAGATTTTAAAGTATTGCGAAGAGGAGAACATTTCGCTCTCAGAATTCGAGAAGAGATGCGAGATCGGAAATGGTACTGTAGGCAAATGGAAGGACGGTAAAACGAGTCCTACGATTAAGACTTTGAATAAGATAGCTATTCATACGGATGTCACGATTGGATACTGGCTGGGAGGGATGGCATAATGTATGAGCTTAGCAGAAACAGATTCAAAGAGCTTAAACACTTCTGTTTACAGTATCCTGAAATGAAGGAAAGGGCATCCAAATTATATTCTGAAGCCTATGAAAATGACTTTGATCCAACAGGCAAGATTGCTTCAGAACTTGCTGACATAAAGAAAGCGATGAATCTGATCGAGATGACAGCATTCAATGTCGGAAAATTCCCGGGGGAGAAAATTCTGAAAATCGTTACAGAAGGAAGGGTAGTGGGAGAAGTCTGTCCTGGTGATAATGACATTTGCGAGTGGCATCTTCGGAAGTTTTACTGGATGCTGGATAAAGCTAAGGGTGTGATTTGAAGCAAATATTACAACTCTTAAAATAGAAAGGAGTGATGAATATGAAAGAAATAATACTGTATTCCGAAGGTCATATCTTTGCCAGCGATGCAGAAAGGATAAAGCAAATATGTGACGAACTTAATCAAAAGCTGGCGGCTGAAGGATATCTTTCGGCATACGATGCCCTTGATGAAATCTATGAAGCACTCGGCATTAAAGAGGCAGATTAAACATCTGCTTCTTATTTTGCAATTATTACATCTCCTAGTATAGAAAGGAGTGATATTTATGACGGATTTAGAATTTCAGAAGGCTAGAGGAGACGAACATTTCAAAGCTTTAACAAAAGCCTGGTCTGATATTGAGTGTTATCAAAAGAGGATCAGTGAGCTGTATGAAAAGTTAAACGAGAAAGATTTGGAGATATATCGTCTCAAATGTCAGATCTCTGATTTGAAATTCGACTTAAATTATTACAAAACGAGGCAAGAGTAACATCTTGCTTCTTTTTGCAATTATTACAGCTCCTAGTATAGAAAGGAGTGATATTTATGGTAATAAAAACAAAGGAACTTAAGGACAGATTAAGCACTATGCGAGATCTTTATAATAAGCAGTCAGCACATGCTTATGCGGCACGAGTACAGTTGGAACTCGAATCATTTGATATTTGTGATTACGGTTATGTTACAATACCGCGAGCTGTTTATGATGCTGTTATATCAAATCTCAAGAATAGTGAAGCGATGTCCGACAAACTTCTTGAAGAATTTAATAAATTACAATAGTATTGCTAAAAAGAGACTGGATTAACATCTGGTCCTCTTTTTTCAACATAATTTACACTTCCTATAATGAAACCTATTATCAATTTCATGAAAGGAGGAAATTATGGATAAGGAAAGACTCAAAAAGGATGCTAAATTCTGCAAAGACAAGATTAAAGACTTTTGGCATGATCATAAACGAGAGATCAAAAGAACAATAAAGATCGGTGGAGTTTGTATGCTTATCGGATTTTTGAAAGGAGTTAAATTCGAGTCAATAAATACTGGAAAACTCATTGATAGACTTCCGAAAACACCAGACTTAGATGATCTGGACGATTGGCTCGTTGCTTCTGGTATGTCAAAGAAAGAGCTTGAATACTTTATCAATGAATTGGCAGACAATGACCTTATTCCTATCGAATAATTGATGATTGGCGATAAGAGCATCTACTACAGGTGCTCTTAATTTTTACATATCCTATGATGAAATAAACTTTATATTTTCGAAAGGAGATACTTATGGTAGAAAAAGAGGTATTGCAGAATTTTATAGGAATTAAATTCTGGGATTTAAAAAGGCAACTCGGTGTCGATAACGATTATTCCGACTATAAGCAGAATAATATTAGACAGACATATCTTGACGAATGCATCGAATTGTTACCGTATTTAATGACAAGAAGCGGAACTGTAGATGAGGCAAAAAGACTGACAAAATATTATTTTGTACTAAAGGTGTCAGAGCATCGTCACGATCTCGATATCACCAAGGCCAGAATTGATTTGGGAATTGCAGAGCTCAAAGAAAAGTGTTGTAAGGAAATTTAGAAATGAAAAAGATGAGGAGTCCTAACAAGGGCTCTTCTTTTTGTTGAGTGAAACGAAACAGCAAGGAGGTTATATTTATGGGACCAGATTTATTAGAAATTTACATTCCATGGACTGGCGAGATTGTTAAGACAACCCATACGAATCTTATGAGCAGCATTAAGACATTAAACAAGCTATCTCGTCCTGTTGAGTTATGGTCGTTACGGTATGCGTTTGGATTAGAGCAAAGTGCATCGAGTAAAAGAACTGTCATTTTGACAGATTCATCTGAAAACCTTGGAGTCAGAACGGCAAGGCTAAACGACAAAATAGTATTTGAATTCTACATTCGAACTGATCTGTAATTTTTACAGCTCCTTTAATGACACTAGCATTATTATTCAAAAGGAGGAATTCAGTATGAAAACACCTAAAAATGAAGTGGTAAACGTTGGAATTGAAACACTTAAAAGTCTTATTATGAAGCTTGCATATGGAGAAGGAGAATCAGATGATTTTGATAGCATTGTTGCTATTAATGAAATACTCAAAGTTCTTCTCGACGAGGTAGCTGCAATTGAGGCCGATCGTGATCAGTACAAGGAAGCCGCATCAAGATTAAGAAACGATAAAACTATTGAATTAGAATGGGATAAAGTTGATAAAAGTAGTGTCAAATGATTGGACTGACCCTATGTGATGATATTTTACATGGGGTCTTTTCTTTGCAATTGTTGCATCTTTTTTTTAATGATACAATAATGCTTTTTCGCAAATTCTACACTCCATATAATGTAAGTAATAACTAACTTTTCAAAAGGAGGAAACATTATGACAAACGAAAACTATGCGAACACTCGTGTAACGAAGAAGTACCGTATGGCTGTAGTTTCAGCAACAGCAGCACATCTTCAGAATGCAAGAGCATCTGAGAATGGTATTGTGACGGTTGACCAGAGCTATCTTGCAGCGGTATTAAAATGCTTGAGTGCAGAAAAGACCGTTGAAGTCAGAAAGATTGATGAGGAAAAGTAACAAGTTATGAAACTAAAAATAGGAGAGGTACTGCTTCTCCTATTGTTTTTCTAATTGCTTCATGATATTCTATTCGTACACTTTACTAAAAGGAGGAGAGACCTATGAAAGTGACGTTTGATGAGTATCTTGAAGCTTGTAACAGAAGCGTTGAAAATCCAGATATTCCTATGCCGATTCCATGTGCTAGCTGTGAGGATGAAATGATGGAATACGATTCAGATAGTGAAAGTTATATTTGCCCATCTTGTGGAAGAGAAGTGCTACTTGAAGATAAAGACGAATATCTTGAGGACATTGTATCAGGAAAGTATGAATAATAGAATTTCAAAAGGCTCTATCAGAAATGGTAGGGTCTTTTCTATTCGTAAAAATTACATCGGCTATAATGCAATGTAAACATTTATTTCAGAAAGGAGAAAATTATGGCTTGGAAAGAAACTGTAAACAAATTCATGGAGCTTGGAAAGAGATTCATGCCTGAGGATTATGATTTCTCTGAATACAAGGAAGAGGGACATGGCAGTAAAAACAGCCGCAAAGTCCGGCAGGTCTATATTGGTGAATGCGTAACCACATTACCAATCATGATCTTAAAAGGAGCCGATGACGATGAGCTGATGAGGATCACTGTTATGTACTACGTACTTCTGAAGTCAGAGAAACTTGGGCTTGACTTCGGAAAGGCATGGCGCGAACTCAGGATCGACGAGATTAGAGACAAGTATACCTTCTAAGTTATATTTATGCTATCGAGAAGGAGGGACTTAGCACGAGACTGTTGCAAGTCCTTTCTTTTTCGCAATTTTAACAGCTCCTAGTATAGAAAAGAAGAGGCTTTTGAAAGGAGAGTATTATGGCAAATAACGAACTTAGTATTGATTGCATACTGTATATCGGCACATTATTTGAAAAATGGCGTAATCTGCTTTCGAAAGAAGACATTGCTGAATTACATAAGAAGTATGCTTTAGCACCAGATGTGACAATAATGGCAGAAAAAGCTTATAGAAAGAGGCAGAGATGCATTGGCGAAGCCGTGAGACTCATTTATGCTATTTTAGAGGATGAGGGTCTGGCCATTACGTCAATGAATTTCAACAACGCTATGAGATATCTGCTTGTATCTATGGATTGTGTGAAGTATGCTCTTGATGTCGACTTCGCAAGAGCAGATAATGTCATCGCTGAAATGAAAGAACAGTACATATTGAAACATTGAGCTTGTAATTGCTAACTAAATAATTTACAAAGCCTCTTCTTTTTTTTTTTCGCAAATTTAACATTTACTTTAATGATATACATTAACTATTTATTATAAAGGAGGAAATGACATGAAAAGCTGGATCTTGAAAATGATTGGATTTATTCATGGAGGTGTGTTTATGACGAGTATTTGTATGAACGCTATACTTGCTCTCATTATAGCGCTCATGTATAAAGAAGACAAGAAGAAAGAAAAAGAGAATCCATGGCACAGTTATAGCGGATATTATAATGAAAAGAGATGATATTTTCGAAAGCTTCAGGCAGAAATGTCTGGGGCTTTTAATTTTTACAAGTCCTATGATGAGATACTTGTTAACCAGTATTCAAAGCAAAGGAGGAAAATTATGAATGAAGTAACTGTAACTAAAAGGCAGAAGGCAAAGAAGTGGCTTGATGATCACACAGTTGAACTCTTGTTAGGAACAGTTGCTGTGGTTAGCGCTGGAGCTGGCATCATATGGGGATTTGATCTCGGTGACACACGAGGCTTTACTAGAGGATTAAAGACCTTTAGAAAAGAGCATTGTGATGTAGCAAAGACGATCCTTAATGAAGCAGCTCATGAAGGAGCTTTTACAGCACTGAAACTTGTGAGAGACAACAAAGAGGTATACGAGCAGCTTCTTAAGGAACCAGATGCCGTAATCAGTAAAGTTGGGGAATTATTCTACAATTCCGAGTATGCAACGAGTATGCTGGATGTACTGAAAGAGTAATCTCACAAAAGGGCTTGCAGTTAATGCTGCAGGCCTTTATTTTTCTGCTCAAATATTATGAGAGCTGGTGAGTGCAGTGAACGAACTAACAAAAGGAGAGCTTATGGACAAACTTTATATTCATTACGGGTCTGATCATTTAATCAAAGAGAAAGTTACTGAAATGAAACATGAAGCAGGAAGCAATATGTATATAAATAAGCCTGACTTCGGACTTTGGGGCTCTCCAGTTGACTGTGAATTCGGATGGAAGGAGTGGTGCGAATCCGAAGACTTTCATACGGATACTCTTGATCAATATTTTGTATTCAAGGTGAAAGACGGAGCCAAGATTTTTACAGTGAGAAAGAATGATGACGTATCAGACTATCTTCTCACTCCATATCTGTATACGCTCGAATATATGTTCCCACCGAAATACATAGATTTCAACAAAATCATGAAAGAATACGACGGCATGGAATTAATTCACGGCGATAACTATATGGATCTTCATTATGGGTATTTCTACAGTTGGGATGTTGATTCAATAGTCGTCTGGAATCCGGATGTTATCGAAGTAGTTAGGAAGTATACGCAAAAACTACACATACTAAGATAGAAAGGAGGTTGACCGGGAGGCCGGCAGAGGCACATCTATGGCCATATCTATGTCATCTCTATTTCACATCTAAGTAACGCTTTGAGTTAGATTGCAAGTAATTCAAGGCGTTATATCTTTTTGAGAAAGGAGGCGAAAAAGTGGATACACTGGGCATTGTTTGTATTGTTTTTACGATTATCATTCAAACTTTTTGTCTGGGAGAAGATTTGGGTAATTTTAAAGCGGCCGTTAAAGTTACCTGTATCTCTTTCTGGACCATGTTACTCGCTGTGTTACTATTTAAACTAATATGAAAGGAACTAAAATGAAGGTATTTTTAAGTTATCCAATGAATGGAAAGTCTTTATCTGAGCAGCTTGGAATCAGGCATGCTATGAAAGAAGCATTGTGGAATCAAGGCTATGCAGGGTGCGAAGTTACTCATAATGCCTACTGTCCGATTGTAGAAGGAGCAGGTAGACTTTACTACTTAGGACAGGCTATCTCAAAAATGGACGGATGTGATGCAGTTGCATTTCATCCTGAGTGGATCAGGGCGAATGGATGCAGAGTTGAAAGATTTGTCGCTGAGATATACGGACTTACTATCATTGATCTTGACATGTAAAGGAGTGATATTTATCATGTGGATTTTAATTTTGACATTTATAATCGGCTTACTGATGGGCATTGTGATAGGCATTCCTGTAACACTATATCTCTATAAAGCAGGAACTCTTGTAATTGATCAATCTGATCTTATCACAGACAAATACTCATTCGAAATAGATAAGGATCTTGCTAAGCTGCCTCGTGAAGATTATATTTCAATGAAGATCAAAGTAATAAACGAGCGTCCAGAAGTCGTTACTGAAGAGCATGTTAAGAAGTATTTAGACGTGCCTGAAGATGACCTTGACCCGCAATAAAAACAATGACTTTAATGAAACTATAAATTTGGTCTTAGAAAGGAGACACGGAAACATGACAACAAATTATGCGGAAACTCTTGATCAGATTCTTGAAGTAAATGCAGAATCTATATTGCAGATGGATCTGACAGATGAGAAAGCAGAAAAAGCTGTTAAGAATTTGGAAACTCTTAGTGGCATTCGTGTTCAACTGTATCAGGCACAGCAAGAAGCATATGAAGCTGAAGTTAAGGCTCAGCAGGAAGATGCTAAGGCTGTACTTGATCGGAAGAATACGGTTGCAACATGGGCAACCAATGGCTTCACAGCTGTATTGATGCTTTTCTCTGCGGTAACTCCGTTTGTGATCATGAACGCTGAGAAAGAGGGCAGATTCTGGTCGAGAGCTGCCATGAATGCTGTCGAAAAGGGTCCGAAGTTTGGATTCGTAAAGGCTATTTTTAGGAAGTAGTTTCAATCGGTTTAAGGCCCTGTGTGATATTTTACATGGGGTCTTAATTTTTACAAGTCGTATAGTGATACTAATTAAAATGTTTCTGAGAAAGGAGAAATGTTATGAAGGAAGAAACTATTAACAAACTTGACAGGATCAAAAGAAAGATCGATGACCATCCACTTTTGGCAGGTCTTATTATAGGCATATCAACCGGGTCGATCATTGGCATTCCTTATTTGATTGGCTACAAGCACGGTAAAGTAGACATGCTTAATACTGTGGATAAAAGTACAGAGCCAATCATTCAGAGAGCCTTTGACATTGGTGGAGAAGTCGTGTATAGGACGATTAAAGAAAAGGCACCGAAAGCTTTCGATATGATACATAAAGAAGTTGGGACGTTTTTAACAGTTGAGTATCCTGGAGCAACAGTAGACTATTTCAAAGGAACTATCAGAGTAAAATAAGTATTATTAAGGGCTTGTGGCAAATGCTACAGGTCCTTATATTTTTCGCAAAAACTACACATACTAAGATAGAGAGTAAATACAAACTGAAGACTAGTTTCAGTTAAGTATTGAGCTCAAGGGATAAGAGCTAGTGGTTCTAGTATCCTAAACCCTAACCAGGCATGGATATTGTTCAAGTAGAGTGGGAATCTTGAAAAGGATTCTGCACCCCTTGCAACTCTTATTTTTTTCTGCTCGAACGTAGTGAGAACTGTGCGAGTGTAACGAGTTTTTCGCAAATTTAACAGCCACTATGATAGAAAATATTTTATAAGGAGGACGAAAATATGTTTAGTTTTGAAAGGTCTGTAGCAAAAGTAAGATTGCATTATCATGCCAATCGAATCGACATTAACAACGCACTTAATCAGTTGCATTTGATGTCTGACGAGAGGAATGAGGAAAGTAATAAGAAGCATACTATGATCCTATTCACAGATGTATATCCAAGACTTCTTGGCAGAGATATTTTTAAAGATAAGGAATAATGAAAAGGGCATCTTTTACAGGTGCTCTTTCTTTTTCGAACGAACCGCAAATATTTCATGGATTTTAATGAAAGAAAGGGCTTTCTAATAAAGGAGGAACTTATATTATGAAACGTAACAGAGTCATAAGAATCAACATTTATACTGAAGGCTATATTGTAGCGGCAGTATGGTTTCTGGCAGCGGCAATAGCTCTGATGACGGCAGGTCATGTAACAGAAAACGTTAAGTACATGATGCTTGTCGGTATCGGAAGTTTGTTGACGACTCTTACACAGAGATTGATAACAGAATACAAGAATAGACAAAAAATAAAAAGAATGATGATTGATACATATGGCAAAGATGAATACGAAAGGTACATGAAAAGTAAGAAATAACTCTTAACTAATTCAAGCCCTTTCTTTTTCTGCTCGAATGGAGTGAGAACTGGTGAGTATGACGAACCGCAAATATTTCATGGCTTTTAATGATACAATTCAGATTATATTTGAAAGGAGAACTGCAGTTATGAAAATTAATTTAGATATCGGAAAAGCAGGACTTGGCTTATTCGGTGCTGGCTTAGCTATATTAGCAGGCATTGTTGAGGACAAGAAAATGGAATATACCGTAGAAAAGGAGGTGAAGAAACAGCTCTCTGGAGGAGATGAATCTGAAGAAAAGAAGAAATAAAGGCATAAGGGCTTGCAGTTAATGCTGCAGGTCCTTACATTTTTGCAATTTTTACATTCTTTATTATAGAACATATTGATCTAAATAAAGGAGGAAAAGGATTATGAAACATGAAAAAATATGGTACTTTCTGGCGTTATTTGGACATGGAAATTTGCTTATGACAGTAATTATAGCGTTCGTAATTAGGCTTATGCACAACGTAGGTCTTGCATCTAGTACTATGAATAGTATTGGAACTGGACTTGCTATGTATGGCGTGGCTTGTTACGGTGCTGCATTAACAGTAGCATATTTCCTGGACAAATATGAGGAAAAGGACAAAAGAAAGGAGGCGAAATAATCCTCCTCTTTATTTTTTTTCTGACTGAATTGAAAATAGTATATTATAGAACAAAATGTTCGCAATATTAACATCTCCTATGATAGAACAATACATGTTTTATTATGAAAGGAGAAGAATTATGTTTAAATTGTTTGGAATTAAACGCTATACAGAGGGATCAAAGATTGCATGTGTGCAGGATTCAACTGAAGATATGAGTCTTGAGCACTTAGAAATCGATGATCTCAACGAAAGGATATTAAGAACAAATGAGAAACTGATGAAAAATTTTCAGGAGATATTAAGAAACATGTAAAAAAGAATTCGGGGATCTATTACAGGTCCCTGATATTTTCGCAGTTTTTACACTTCTTATAATGAATCAAGATGGAATGAATTCATATAAAGGAGGAAAATATTATGACTAGTTTACTTATGATTGCACTTTGTTGCGTGATTCTGGCGGTATTGCTGCCTATTTTAGGAGCAATCTTTCAGGTTATTGCGCCTGTGTTAGCAGTAATAATAATCGTTATATTTGTCCCTCTGGCAATTGGAATCATTGTCGGACGGATTTCAAATAGAAAGGAGTGATATTGAAGGGGATCTATTACAGGTCCCCACAATTTTTACAACTCCTTTAATGAAACATTCTTAAATGATACTTTAAAGGAGGATTAATTATGTATTATAGTTACAAACAAGCATTAAAAGATCTATTTGAGATAGGCGAAAAGGACCTGTGGGTAGTTCGTGCTTTCACTGAGAACGATGTAGCAGGTACTGAGGTGTTCTCTATTTATGGAACGAAAAAAGAAGCCAAAGCCTATATTAAGAGTGTAAGAAATTATTATAAAACAAGTAGATTTTATGAGTTTCTTAGAGAAAATATAGTGACTGGCTCTTTTAGAGTCAAAGAAGTAGGAACGAACAATATACTGCTGAATAAATTTCAGTTAATTCACGAAAGAGCTGCATAGGCTCTTTTTTTTCTGCTTGAGTATTTTCGCAATTAATACACTCCTTATAATGAAATACTTATTAAATTAAGGAGGTTCGACTATGAAAAGATTATTGAAATGGATGGCAAAAGTAATACTTGAGGCAGCACTCGAAACTGTTTGGGGAATGATTGGTGCTGTAGTAATACTTGTATCACTTGGCAAGATATTTGAATTCATAGAAAGGAGGACTAATAAGAGTAAGTAATTCGAAGGAGATGCTGGACGAATGATATTTACATCTGGCATTTCCTTTCGCATTTTTTACACTTCTTATAATGAATCAATAGCGATTCGTTTTCAGAAAAGGAGGAAAAATAATATGTTTACAATCGGCGTTGTATTGATTTGTGCTGGATTGATCCTGTTAGTAATGGATCATAAATAACAACTGAATCGACATAACTAAGATGGGGACAGGATTATCTTGTCCTCTCTTTCTTTTTTCTTTTTGAAAGGAGGATTATATTTGAAAGGCTACACTATTTGTCCTGGATTTGGCAAGGCGTTTAAGAGAATTCGAGATCGCTATGGCATGACCATGAAGCAATTCGGAAAGACACTCGGCATATCATCGTCGACTTGTCATAGGTACGAGCATGAAATAGCAAAAAGAATACCAGAGGACGTGTATAATAGCTTACTTGCACTCGCTATGTATCCGGAAGATACTAATCTATTATATTCTCTTGTAAACGAAGATGACAGCATAGATGAAGAAATGCTCAGACTTCAAGGAATTATTGATCAATTAACGGAAGAAAACAAACATTTAAAAGCGCTACTTACTGAAAAATGGATTAAGGAATGGGAAGCACAGAACAGATTATACGAGATTACCAAAAATCACAGGAAAGGCATAGAAGACTATTTACCTGAAGCATTTAGAATAAAAGAATGATTCGTATTTTCAATCACATTAATGAAGAGGGGAGCATAAAAAATGGCACTTGTAGATAAAAATGAAATGATGGAACTTGGCAAATACTTTATTAATGGCATCGCTTACGGTGGATCTGATCCAGTTAAGGATTATATCCTGAAAGATAAGCCGTCAATTAAACAGAAGCTTGAGACTAAAGCAACTCTTCTGAAATGCCTTAACACAGCTAAGAAGATGAAGGCAAAAGGTGCTGATCGTAATGACATGCTGGATGCACTCACTTATGCTTATATTTTGCTTGAAACCGAAGAGCACACTATGGATCTTGGAAGAGCTAAGGCTGACTTTAGAATGGATGAGATTCAGAGGAAGTATACTTAAACTGTTTGAGTGTAACGAAAATCTTATGAAGTATTCATGATATTTCTAGGGAGGAAGTTTATGAGCATTGATTTGAGTACTTTAAATGATGTTGAACTTAATGAATTGTTTAAATCTATCAAGCAAGAAAAAGAACTTAGATCTAACCCTTTACGATACAAGAGCGGAATAACTAATCTTGTCACGAAAAATGAAAGCACCTTCTTGAAGTATATTGCAGAGCTTAATAAGTGCATGGGAGATGATATTCCGGAAGAAAAATTAAGTCATTATTACGAAAATTATAGAGATCTCGAAAAATCATGTTTAAAGATCTGTGATATAACACTTGGTAACTATAAAGCCCATATCAATTCTTTAGGCTCTATTAAACGAGGATGTAACGGTTCAATGATAGAACTTCCTGATCCTTCAGAATACGCTGAAATGTATCAGGAGCTGTTCGAAGTGATCGATAAGCATTTGTTTAAAGAAGTCGAATGATATTTCCGCAATTTTTACCTTTCGTATAATGAGACGATGTAGATCTCATTAATTTTTGAAAGGAGAAAGAATTATGGAAAACGAGAAGATTATTAACTTTGAAGCACTTAAGAAACAGATTAAAATCGAAACTGCTAAAAGAAAGTTTAAAGAGGCAACAGACAAGGCAAAGCAGAAAGCCGGCGAAGTGTATTGCTGGGCAAAGGAACATCCTGCTGAAGCTGCTTCTCTTGGTGCATCTGCAGCTATTATCGCGAAGAAGACGATTGGCTACAGAGCTGTCAAGAAGGAGGAGTACAGAAGGAAGACGGAGTTCTTCGATCCACGAACAGGCAAATACGCCTTTTCGAAGAAGCCTCTTACAACTAAACAGCAGCTCGAAGCAGAAAGGAGGTACAAAGAAAATAGAAATACAACTTGGACCCAGGTTCTCTATGAAATGGGATTGTCTAAGTAGTCTCAAAACCCTGTGGCAGAAATGTCATGGGGTTATATTTTTCTGTTTGAACGTAGTGAAAACTGGCGAGTGTAATGAGCGCGAAAGGAGAAATCTAATTAGGCTATCAATTTTGCTCGAATATTATGAGAAAAAAGGAGGCTTAAGATGAAGATTAATGTGACAGATGAAGGGAGAATTGAAGGGTATTTATCGACCTCTGAATACGCTGAATCAATTGGTGTAACTGTTGGAAATGTACGAATGATGATCGAGAGAGGACAGATTACTCCGCTTCAGATTAGAGCTGGGACTGGTAAGAATCAGTGCTTCAATTTTATTAAGGAAGGAACACCTAAACCTACGAAGAGTATAAGGAGGACAAATGATGAGCTGCAAGTATTGTGATGACGTATTCACTGGTAACTGTTGCGATGATATTTTAACTGGAGATCTTCATATGGGATCAGTTAAGGTTGGAGATATTTCTGTATTCATTACAGAGGATTGGAAAGAAGGCGATGCAATCCTTAAACTCTACGCTGAAGTAGCTGACACTCCGATCGTGAGAAAAGGAATTCCGATCAAGTTCTGTCCGTTCTGTGGTAAGAAGCTTATCATGCCTGCCAAAGCTCAGGAGGATTTCCGAAAGAGGTTTTGGTCATGAGTAGCTATAAACCGAAGCAGATCTCAGTATTAAAGAGGGCAAAATTCCCGTGTAAAGACTGCAGCGACAGACACACAGGATGCCATGATGAATGCATGAAGTATAAGGAAAGCATTGATAGATTTCACAATGCAAAAGGCGAAAACGAATCTGTTTACAAGGATCTCTATAAAGGAATTTATAGGGGTCCTTCTATTTATTATGGAACAAGTAGGAGGTATAAATGAAACGAACAATCATAAGCTGGATTATAGGAGTTATATTTGGGATCATTGGATGCATTGCCGCAATCGCAGGAGTATTTAAGAAACTTTGCAATAGCATGCTTATTAGAGAGGAGATCATTTCATCGATTAAGAGCATTATCACTATAGCTTTGTTTGGTTCAAAGAGGGTTACATACGCTAACTCGTACACAGGCAAACCTAACAAGTATTCGGCATCATACTATTATATTAATGACGCTGTTCGTAGGGTTGAAGAAGTTAAGTTTGATAATCATAAGATAGCAGTCGAAATGATCTACGACATTAGGGATATGCTGAATAAATGCGGAGGCAGGATCACCGTAGAGGAAGTTTTAGACATTATATACGGAGGTACGAATCACACTGAAAAGTATCTTGATAAGCTGTTCGGCTGGGATTCTCCAGACTCATTCAAGATAGGAACAACAGGGTTTTCTGAAAACAGTAAGTATTATATTTATGTAGCAGATAAACCGCACAAACTTGAGGAGGATGATAGTTATGTACAAGCAAGTGCCACTGAAGTGCAAAGACAGTAGAAAGTGTTTCGGCAAGGCTGAAAAGCTGTTGAGTGGAAGAAAGAAGGATTATATTTGCAGAATCCTTCTTGAGAATTATGGAAGTAAAGGATATGAAGATGGAGCTTGTCCTTTCTGTAAACCGATTCAGGACGTAACTAATGGTAAAGTGTACAGTAAAATGACAGCTCAGTACAAATAAATCAGATCAATTGAATAAAGGAGAAAGATTATGTCGACTTTAAAGATTTACGATTTCACGAAAAGAAACCAGTGGGAAAACTTCAAGAGAAGGATGACAACTCCTAACGAAAAGAAAATTGTTGAGTATTTCGAGCTCATGGAAAAGCAGATCAATCTCTTAACAGCTTACATTCATAACATGGAAGTTCAGCAGGCTAAGGAAGCCCTGGAAGCCATGATTGATGATAAGAAGGAGGAAGAATCATGAATATCGGACGGATATTTAAATCAGCTATCAGATCGGCGAAAGATCATTCAGGTACTATCTGTGCTGTTACTGCTATGGCTGGCGTTGTAGCTACTGCTATTTTTTCAGGTAAGGCAGCTGTAAGGGCTGATCACGAAATTGATTGCGATATGACAAGAAAAGAGCGAGCCAAAGTATACGCCAGATGTTACTGGAAGACCGCAGCTGTTGGTGCTGCTACATGTGGACTTATATTTGGCAGCGATAGAATTCATGTGAGAAAAGAAGTTGGGCTTGCTGGTCTTGCAGCACTCTGGAAAAGCAAGTATGTAGATCTTGATAAGGCAACACTTGAGACTGTTGGAGAGGAGAAGTATAAGGAGATTCAGAAGACAGTTATCGAGAACAAGATCAAAGAGAACCCGAATATTCCTGAGAGACCTGCAAACGCAACTGCTGATACGATTCTTGTGTATGAACCGTATACAGATCAGTATATTTGGACGACAAGAGAGCAAATCTGGTATGCACTTTATGAAGCTAACTTAAGACTTCAAAAGGATGGTGAAGTTAAGCTGTCTGTTATCATCGATTATCTCGGTGGTGAATGGGATCCGATGGGAGACATGATAGGTTGGAATTACGATAACGAAGTCCAGGCAGAAGCATGGAGCTATTATGATGGAGGAATTGAATTGCTTTCAGATGTGTATAGAAGGGTCGAGGACAAAGGTGAACCAATACCGACTTCATATGTAAAGAAAGGCGACCAAGTAAGTCCTGGTGATGCAATTTGCCTATTCTATACTGTTGATCCGGAGACTCAGACGCCAGAAGATATGATCTATTTTGATAATGATAAGTAAAGGAGGATTATATGCATGGCAAACTGCTATAAGACCAAGAAAAAGGAAGAACGCAGAGAAAAGTTATATTTGTTTCTGAGAAAAAACCCCGGGAAGGAATTTTCCTGGAAACAATTGAGTCCAGTCCTTAATGTGAAATACAATGCAATTTGTCGTGATATGGATGCACTCACTGAAGAATATGGAGATATAGTAAGAACCAGCATTGGGATCATGTACAATGGGAAGATTATCATGGAGGAAAATAAAGACAGGTATCCTATCACGAAGAACAATGAGGGATATTCTGATCCAACTGCTGCTGCAACACTTATCAAGGAGCAGAAGGAAGAGTCTAGACAGCAGGATCAAAGGAAAGAGATTACTAACCCTAAGCCAAGTGAAGTCTGGCATGTGGCAAGATCGGATGGCAAGGACGATGATATTCTGTTAGTGCTTGCTGTTGATACTGACAAGAGATTTGCTACATGCTGCCCCTATTGTATAGAATCTGTAGGTGCTCCTTCTGAATACAATAGGCTTTTCACGAAGCCTCTTAAATACTTCAAAACGAAAGCTTGGGGAATGCCTTTGTCTGTTATGATTGAGACTCGCAATGCTCTTCGCGAATACTTCGAAATTGATCCTGAACTTATTGAAGTCGAAAAGATCGTAGAGAAGCCTGTTACTGTAGATGCTCCGGCTGTTACAACTGACAAATTATATTCTCAGCTTGAAATGGATGCTGCAATTGCCAGAGTGAAAGCCGATGCATATGAGGAATGCTTCAAGGCTCTTGCAAGGAGATAATTCGCAAAAATTTCATATCACATAATGAGTCGGAGAAATCCGGCTTTTGTTTTTCATGTAGTTATATCTTTGAAGCTATTATCAAGAAAGGAGAAAAGGATGAATCTTGGTAAGGTACTAAAATCAACCGGCAAGTCGATACTTGGATTTGCCAATAAGAACTCGCACATCATAAGTGGATGCGCTGCAATTGCAGGGGTAGCTGTTACGGCTATCCTTGCATATAAGTCATATCCGAAAGTGAATAGAATTATCGAAGATCAGAAAGAAAAGATGGATGAGCTCGATGAAGTAGTTAATATTCCGGAAGAAGAGCTCAAGAGATGTCGTCGTGAGATCACTGTTGATACATGTAAGAGTCTTGCTCCAGCACTTGCACCCGCTATCGTGAGTGGTATTGCTACATGCTCCCTCATGGGATTCTCTATTATATCTGGTAATAAGAAGATTGCGGCTGCTACGAGTCTTGCTGCTTTATACGAAACGGCAAACAGAGAGATCTTAAACAAGACAAAAGAGCTCGTTGGCGAAGAAAAGGCTGAGGAGATTAGACAGGAGGCACTAAAAGAAGAAGTCAAGAATAAATTCTGTGATATTTCAGAAGAAGAGATGGAACAGATAATCATGCAGGCAGATGGCGGAGATACCTGGTTCTATGATCCGAATATTGGAAGGCCATTCAAGTCTGATGTGGAGACAATTCAAAGAGCTTGCATGAGTCTAACTAAGAGGCTGATTAGTGGTCAGGAACCGTATATAGACTATAATGACTTTCAATCAGCAATAGGTCTTCCGCAGACAATGTTTGGATCATTGGTGGCATGGGGAGGCACTTCACCAGCACGGGAGATTGAACCGAATCTTAATAACACAATCAGAATTGGTGAAAAAGCCATGATCATTCTTGATTGGTACACAAGACCGACATCACAATATAGAAATCTCTGAACAGTAGAAATCGTAACGGAAGGGGGTGATTGTATTCTATGGACTTTTTAAAGTGTCCTAAATGCGGACGTTACATGATCCCCTATATCGTTACGACAGATAAAACGCATTATAGATGTGTATGCGGGTATGATACAGCAAAGAATAAGATTATATTTTGGAGGTGGATTTTTGACTAGTCTTGGAAATTGGAAAGATCTCGTTGATTTCGTTCAAACACTTCAGAAAGCTGAAAAAGAGCTTAGAAACAGGAGATTTATTAAGGAAGCTAATGCAGTTAAGGATTCTTACAAGATTATCCTTTTGATAGCCGATGAGATGAATAAGGAGGGAGAGAATGGCTAATTATATTCTGAAGGATGACGACAATAAAGTTGTAGATGAATGCGCTGATTGCGATTACAGCCAGTTCGATTATACATCTAAAAAATGGATCTGTATTTCCGATGATCCGTGCGATGCAGCACTTAGCGTTAAGCATATTAAAGAAAACAGAAGGAGGAAAAAGTGATGGCAGCTACTATCACAGTTGAGAAGAAAGACGAAAGATCTAAGCTTCAGAAGGCTAAAGACTTCGCTATTAAGTATCGCTATGGTATTATCGGAGGAGCAACGGCCGGAGTATTATATTTCCTGTGGTTTAAAAGTGGATGGAACACTAAGGCTAAAGTCGATTTGAATATATTCAATGAATCTCTTCCTGCTATTGTCGAGAAAAGTGGACGAATAGGAGCATTCAGCTTTTATGATTGGATGGCTGAAAGAGTACCGGAGGCATTAAAGCTTTGTGATGAGTTCAGTGACAAGCATCCGGAGCTTTCGAATATTCGTGATTATTTTATGAAAAATGAAGAGATTATGAAGACTCTTGAGGTCTGCAAAAAGTAACTATCGCAAAAATTACACTTGTTATAGTAGAACCTAAAGTTCAACAATTATATTTCAGGAGGAAATGAAAATGAACAACGAAGAAAACAAGGTTGTAGAAAACACAGAAGAAACTGTAGAAGAGATCAAAGAAGAAGGAAAATTCAAGAAGGGCCTTAAGACTGTCTGGAAGTACACGAAGAAAGCTATTCCGGCTGTAGCAGCTGGCGTTGGCTGCTTCGTACTTGGCAGACTCTCAAAAGGGGCTGTTGATGTTCCTGATGAGATCAAAGAAGCAGTTGAGACTGTAACCGAGAACGTAACTGAGTGATATTTGATTACAACTGAATATGGAACTATTGGTTTGGTGAAGATAAAAGCTTCAGGCAGAAATGTCTGGGGCTTTTGATTTTCTAAATAAGGAGGAATAGACTTGAGTAAAGATTATATTTCATTGATTAGCTTTTCAGTAATGATGTGCGGTGGTGTAGCGCTTAGAGATATCACAAATAGGACTATGAAGGAGCTTCCTCACTCGCATGGACTTATGACTATGATTGGAAGATCGGCTATTAGAGCAGGTGCATTCGTAACTGGTGCTAAGATTGCAGCTATTGGAGTGAAGTTCGTAGAAGAGATCACCGATTCATATGGCAGGAAGATCAAAGATAAAACAGAGGATTCCGTTGAGGTAGTTGAGGAAGAAGAGAATAAGGAGGAAGACAATGGAAGGGCAGAATGAGAGAGAAGTATTATATTCTCAGTATTGCAAGACCTGCAGACATGTGAATGTACCTGAGACAGAAGATCCGTGTAATGAATGTCTCACGTATCCGTCGAATATAGATTCGCATAAACCTATCAATTACGAGAAAGGAGCAGCAAACAATGGCTAAGGACACTAATGGCGACAAGATTGTTACAAAAGACAAAGCTGCTATCACTAAAGGCGTTGAAATTGAGGATTCTGCTCTCAAGAAAGCTGCCAAACTGTTTTTCGCTGAGGACATTGATCATGTAACAGATTCGATTGTTGATGAGTTTATTAAGCCTCGTACAAAATCATTTGGACTTGATCTCGTGAAGAAGTTTAAGGAGTTCATGTTCAATTCGCTATCTGATCTGGCTCGTCAACTTATATTTGGAAATGGGCCTAGTAAGAGATCAGATTCGTATTATAGCGATGGATACACTTCATATACAAAGTATCATTACGGTGAAGACTACTATGGCAATGGATCCAGCTACTACTATAAATCAAATAGTAGCGTATCAAAGCCTGATGACAGACCTCGTGATCAGTTGAAAAGAATTGCAATAGAGTCGCTCGGTAAAGCTCAGGAGGTTCTTGATGACTTAAGAACTGAAATCGCCACTACTGAAAAGCATCAGGTGAGCATTGCCACATATTATCAGCTTGTAAGGACCAGTGTTAACAAGATAGACTTCGAGTATGGATGGAAGAGAGGAATGCTCGATGGAAACATTCCAATCAGATATGTTGGAAAAGACGGATACTTGATCTGTTTCCCTAAGCCGGTACCACTGGATTCTTAATTATATTTCAAGTCAGCTTCGAAGGGGGATGAGGGATTGTTCTTTGTTATAGCAATAGTTTTGTGTCTGTTTTCATTGATTGATTTCGCAGTTGGTAATCATGAGGCTGCCTGGAAGTTAGTTGTTCTGGGCAGTCTTTCTCTTAATCTTTACTATTTAACTTATATTTTCTTGAGGGTAAGGGAGATCGAGAAATTCATAGAGTTTATGAAGAAAAAATCCGAGGGGTCAAATTTTGAGCAACTTTAATTATCCATTTAATCCAAATGGTCCATGCAGAGAGTGCCACGACAGGCATCCAGCTTGCCATGACAAATGTGAAAGTTATATTTCATACAAGAAAGAATACGATAAGAAGCAAAAGAGAATTAGAGCTGACAAGTATCTTCATAGCTTGTCGTTTCCAATGAGCACGCATCCAAAACGGAGAGAACTATGAGTATATTTTTCAAGAGGGGAAAACGAAAACCAATCAAGTATCCATGCAGAAAATGCGTTTACTACTGTGCATGCGGAGATGGAGGGAGAACCAAAGCATGCGAAGATCGTAAAACTAAAGCAGAACTTCGTGAGGAAGAAAGGAGAAAAATTAAATGAAGAAACAGATTGAAATTAACTTTGACAGTGGCATTGTAGTTGGAGGAGTGAGTCTTTTAGTTTCTGCTGTGTCTATTATATTTGCCGGTAAAGCTTCATCGAAACTTAATCGGTTCAGTAAGAAGATCGGGATGTCTCTTGAAGATCTGTCAAATAAGACATCGGTTGAGATCACTGAGGAAATGGTGAACCGGTGTACTGAAACAGCTGTACAGAAGGCTGCGGACAAAGCTGCTAATTCTGTAATTGCTACGATTAGATCCGATGCTGATGCTGTAATTAGTAGCAAAGTACAGGATGCTATTCAGAACCAGTACGATAATGTGAAGGACGATGTTACAAGAGAGCTCAGAAAGCAGGTATCCAGGATCAATGTCTCAAGCCTCAAGGCTGAAATCAAGGACAGCGTGAAGAGAGAAGTTACGGATAGACTTCACAACGAGATGAATGATATTTTGGATAGCTATAACTCGCAGCTTACTGACATCGGTAAGATCTATTCGTCTATTGCTGATAGTATGAGTAAGAAGTAAGGAGGGACACGGCATGAGTGAATTACTTAAAGATGTGGTGAATAAAGTCTATAACGGAGACGGAGATGCTGTAATGATTGCCAACTCAATTCTTAGTAACACAAAGACTTTATCAGGAGGATTCTCACTGTCAGATTGCATTGATTATGACTTTAAAGAAGCCGGTAAAGGTTTCAAAGAGTGGAGAGACAAGCTGATGGCAGAAGCTTAATTATATTTCAGAGGGGAGAAAGGGGCTTTATTATGAGCGATGTGAATTGGGCAAAACTGATTTCAAAGCCGGATATGGTTAAAAGCATGCCTGATGTTGACTTGATCTTTTATCATGGAGTGGTTGGGCATTCGTACTTCAATAACGATGAAATGCTGCCTGGAGGGTACAGATCGGCTGTTCAAAAGTTATATTTTGCAATCAATGAAGAACTTATGAATAGACTTTGTTGTCATAAGAGCATAAAGAGAGAGGAGGCGGATACTGTTGACTGAAATTGATTTCTACGAACTGATTAAAGATTTTGATGGCTTCATGCGGGATAGAGGCTATGTACGCAGCAAAGAATGGGCACAGGTAAAGAATGTAAGTCTCAGTAGACCTAACGCTATGATTAATGAGGGAAAAATCAGCGGGCTAAACTACTTCAAAGTTGGTCATGTTCATTATATTTCACTCGAGAGGGACGGGTATAAGAAATATGGTGAAGAATTCAAGGCAATGCTTGAGGACTTTGAAGGCTATATGAGGGATCATGGCTATGTCAGAACATCCGAATACGCTGAAGAGAATTTTCAGAGTGTTGTTACCGTTAGGAACTGGTATCAGAGAGGTATACTTATATTTCCAGATGTTGTTAAGATCGGAGAGGTCTATTACATGAGGAAAGATGTAGACATAGTTTCAAAGTTTAAGCCGAGGGGACCTAAAAGAGGAAGGAGAGTGAAGTAGTATGCCGCCAAAAGAAGTCACAAACATAATTAACGGAACATTATATTTCGAAGATGAAAACGGCGAACTTAAGCCTATTTGTATGGCTTCTGAAGTTTTGGGCGATGATTTGTTTCAGTTTGCTAATAATGTACTGTCTACTGATCAAAATTGCGAAGATTTAGTTTCTGGTCTGTTTAGAATGCTGCCTGAGTATCATTTTAGTTTTGATTTAGATAGATTTACTTATAAGATGCTCGTCAGATCACATTCAAATAACTATAGAAGGCTTCATGGTTTGAGACCTGTCAGATATAAAGTTCAAAGACATAAGCCAGAAAATAGTTTGTTTGCAGTAAAGCGTATGAGAGGAGGATTTAAGTTTAAATGACCTGTGAAGAAGCGTATACCTATTTAATGCATTTTTCATGGAAAATCGGAACCACAGCAATGGAAGAAATGAATCAGAAAGATGGCGACAGATTTAGAGAAGCAGTGCAGACATTATATTTAAATGCTGCTTGCTCAGCGTTGGAGGACGAATATGAATTACCACGATATTTCTCACGATAACATGCAAAACGGGGAAGGTCTTCGTACAGTTCTCTGGGTTGCTGGATGTAGTCATCATTGTAAAGGCTGTCAGAATCCTTCGACCTGGAATCCAGAAGGCGGTGTTCCTTTTGATGAAGATGCCTGGAACGAACTTTTCGATGCACTGGATAAGGATTACTGTTCTGGGCTAACTTTATCTGGTGGGGATCCATTATCTATGTGGTGCTGTGAAGAGTCAGCTAGAATCGTTGGAGAGTTTCGGAGAAGGTATGGATTCGGAAAGAAAACGATCTGGGTATATACAGGGTTTACGATGGATGATCTAAGAGGACTTAAGCTTCATCCTGCCGTAGATTATATTCTCGAAAATGTAGATGTAATAGTCGATGGTCCATATATCGAGGAGCAGCGTAATATTCATAGACTCTGGTGTGGATCTGAGAATCAGCGTATTTGGAGAAGAATGACTTCAGGGTGGATTGCTGACGCTCCAGAGTATGAGAAGTCGCTGAATGAATTGAACTTGGATGAGCAGCATGCAAAAGAATGCGGATGTGAGTAATTATATTTCATAGGGGGACTAATGGATATGAGTATTAATACTACTAAGCTCACAGGCTCTGTTCCAGTCGCAGTGGCAGCCAAAGTATATGGTAAAGATGCTTGCTGGGTAAGAGCAGGAATTATTGAGGGATGGCTTCCGATTGGTACTGCAACAAGACGAGGGAAGCAGGTAAAGACTATCAAAGAAATGGACAGCAGGCTCGGTAGGATTAACTATTATATTTCGCCAGCTAAGTTATACGAGAGCACTGGGTATTTGTATATGTTTAAAGATAATAAGAGAAAGGAGAATCAAATATGAATATTAATACTGTATATAGATGCCCATACTACGGTAACAGTATAGAATGTCCTAATGAGTGTAATTCTATACAGCATGCAACACTGGCTAACGAATTCTATGCAACTGACAAAATCTATGGATACGATCCGTTTTTCTGCGATCGCGATGGAGTTCTGATTGACAATGATAAAAACCCGATATGCAGAATAAATATCGACACAGATATTGAGCATAGTCTTCAGAATGCTATTGATTATATTTCAAAATGCAAAGTTAGAGGCGAGAAAGGATAAGGAGGAAGATTAGGTATGGGACCGAAAGAAAAAGAAACACGGGACATTATTAATGATACAGCAATAGCTCTTCAAGATGGTGCAAATCCTGAGAGATGCATGTTTATTCTTCTATGTGATATAGCAGTGTCACTTTCTAATATTTGTGATAATGATTTAAAAGAGGAGTGATTATATTTGCATGATGTTGCTCGAAATGAATACGGAGAAGTGATTGGAAGCTGTAAGATTTGTAAACATATAAAGAGTGCTGCTAAGCCTGTAACAGGAGATCCTGGAATGTATGAACTTGACTTCGCATGTTCTTTGCCAGATCACGAATGTAGATTTGAGGAAAAAGTTGATGAAAAAGTTGATGAATCTTGTGACGATTACAAACTATATCGTAGTATAAGTGGAAATGCCAAGGAGCTTCTTAATCTTATCAGTGATGAACTTTTCGCAATCAATAAAGGAGGAGATAAAGTTAAAGGATTAGCTCTCATTGAAGGATATTTAGAAGGATTTCAGATGCTAATGAATGCTTTAAGGTATATTGATCCGCCTGCTAATTTTGGTGATAAAGAAGGAGAGTGATCATATTTGAAAGTAGAAAACGCATTAGTAGATTTTTTGATAAAGCATCCAAGAATCAGAGGCATATCTTTTAAGCCCTGTCTTCTGGACTTTGAAAGAGCTATAATTGTTGATCTTTCTATCGTGGATGCAGAAGGCTTTGAAAGATATGCTGATCATAAAATCATAACGCATTCAGAACTTTTATCTAACGAAAATTTTCTTATAGATACTTTAGAGACAATGGCTAAAGAGCTTGAAGTTACTTATCCGCAATTTGAAGGATTCGATGATTAGAGAGGAATGATTATATTTGACGAATGAGGATTTGTACCGATTGTTTCGAAGTACGTATCCAGAAATTAATCCTGTTGATTATAGACCTGCAGAATCTATGTTCGTGAAAGGCAGAGTAGGTATAACTATCTGGATTGACAATGGAGATATGTTAATGTATTTTCCAAATCAAGACACTCTAAATAGACGAGATGCATCCATAAGTGAGTTATTTGCAAAGATGCTTGCCAGTAATACGATTGTAAGTAATGAAGTAGTTGAAAAATTGCTAAATAATGAGGAAGAGGAGTGATTATATTTGATAGATATCTGTATGTCTGGTGTGTGCAAAAACTGTAAGTATGCCGATCTTAAGCTTGAATCGCTGGTTTTCGATTCGTTCGAAGATCAGAGAACTGATTACATACTAAAATGTAGTCACGAAGAGATCTGCCACTTGTGGGAACGAAAACTAGAATCTGAACGTGCCAAGTTTAATAGATAGGGGTGAATACTAATGTTTGAATTAAATCCTATACAACCATTTATAGAAATGGATAGTAAAGCTAAACATGATCAAGAGTTATGGGTTGCAATAACAACTGCTATTCATTTATGCGGTCTTAGCGGAGAAGATGTAACTATGATGGGAATCGAGACATTAAAAAGGCTTGGCAGGTATGATTTGCTTCCTCCGTGTGAAAGGTAGGTGATTATATTTGAAAGTAATAGAGCCTAGCTTTGAGATTCTTACACCTATTTCAGAAGGTGGGATTGAGGAGCTTAAAAGAATTGAAAGAATCGGGAGGATTTGCTACAAATCAGAAGACAAAATTTCCCCGGATGGAGTTTCTGCTAAAAAGTTTGTAAAGATGCTTATTGATAGAGGACACGAAGCGATGATTGAACATAGTCAGCTTAGTGTTCTTTTTGTTTGCGATCGAGGAGTATCTCATGAGCTTGTTAGGCATAGGCTTTGTAGTTTTGCTCAGGAGAGTACAAGGTATGTCAACTATTCAAGAGAAGATAAGGCTCCTGAAGGCATTATATTTATTAAGCCGTTGTGGTTAGAGGAAGGGTCGAATGAATATAGAGAGTGGGAGACAGTATGCTCGGATTGTGAGTTTTGGTATCTTCAGGCACTAAAGCATGGACAGACTCCTCAGGAAGCAAGAGCGGTACTTATTAATTCAGTTAAGACGGAGATTGTGGTGACTGGGAATTATCGTGAGTGGCGCCATTTGCTTAAACTCAGATGCGATCAGGCTGCTCATCCACAAATGAGAGAGATTATGGTACCACTACTTTCGGAGCTTAAGCAGAGGATTCCAGTTGTATTTGATGATATTTTTGTATGAGGTATCAAATATGAAAGAACAGACAAACTCATTCGGCAAAAGATTAGATGAACTCATTGAAAAAAGAGGCATTACACGGCGGGAATTTGCTGCAAAAATTGATATTACAGAAGTTTCATTATCAAGATACATTAGCGGTGAAAGAGAACCAAAAGCTTCTGTTGTTGCTAAAATTGCATTTTGTTTAAATGTATCAACAGATTATCTGTTAGAAGGGTATATAAAGCCTTTGTATGTCATTATTGAAAATCCTTTAATAATTGACGTATATGATACAATTCCGAAAGCATTACGACTGCAAATACAGACTGTCATAAAAGAAATTTCAAAAGGTATTAAACCAAGACCAATATTGGATAGAGAATTATTCGGAAAATTGGACGAAGAGCAGAAGAATGTGGTCTATTATATTTTCGGAGTAATAACAGGATCTGATAAAGATTATAAAAGCGAAGTAGTTCTTGATCATGTTCTTAATAAAGATGAATCAACGTATGTTGAAATTGTTTGATGATATTTTTGTATGAAAGGAGTACACATGAAAGCTGAAGAATTCATGAGTTATCTTGACCAAGATGAAATAAATAGGGCAACTCGTGATATTGGAGCAGTAATTAAAATTCAGCCTGTTGATAGAATTTATCGTATCGATGACGAGACAGATTGTATCAGCGTTGACATTACATTTCTTGGCATATGTAAGCATGCTAATGTAATTCTTAGCGATGATTATATAAACAGATACACGATAAATGATCAGATAAAAAGATTTATATTTTCAATTATGGTAAATATTTTCAGTGATCATTTATGTAATGTGCTTAATATTTCTAGAATGAAAGAAACGAAGGAGGAGAATTAATTGAGTTTAGAGTATGATAACTATTTAATTAGGCATATTGGGGATGTTCAGGAGGCATTTAGTTGGATTCAGGGAAATTTGCCAGAGCTTGTGCCGCTTGAAGTTAATCTTGAACACATTTCAACGCATGATGAATCAAAGAAGACAATTGAAGAGTATGCAGCTTATGACAATTATTTTTATGGAGATGAGAAGGATGAACTGACTGAGGAACTGTTCGATGCGGCATGGCTTCATCACATTCACAATAATCCGCATCATTGGCAATATTGGGTTCTTATTAAAGATGATCCTTCGCCTAATCTTAAGAATAATATGACTCCGATTCGTATTCCGTATAAGTATATTTTGGAGATGGTTTGTGATTGGTGGTCATTCTCATGGGCTAAAGGAGATCTTCGGGAGATTTTCAAGTGGTATGATGACCATAAGGGCACTATGGTGATTCATCCTGATTCAAAGGAAAAGGTTGAGTATATTTTAAATAAGATCAAAGAGAAACTGGATGAACTAGATGCGTTGGAGGGAAAAGAGAATGAGTGACAGTTATATTCCTGATAGCATTCAGAATCTTATCGATAGGCTTAATAATGTTAATTCTATTACTGGCATTGAGTCAATTATAGATATGTGCCATGAAGCTGCTAACTATATTTCGAATATGGAAGCATATAGGCATGAAGTGCTTTGTCATACAGAAGCTATTAAGCAGCAACTTGACAGAATTATCTAATAGGAGGCAAATTAGTGAACAAAGTAGCTGTATATACAGGAACAAGAAACTTATACATTCATATTGTTCCAGCATTAAAGAGTCTATTAGCCAATTCAGATGTCGAGAGAGTGTATCTTCTTATAGAGGATGATGAGTTTCCGTATTATATTCCTAAGGGCTTAGTTAAGACGATTAACATGTCGGATCAGAAGTTCTTTGACATGACGGTGAATCCAAATAGCAAAAGCCGTTTTACCTATATGGCAATGATAAGAACCGCTTTCACAAAGATTTTCCCTGAGCTTGATACTATTCTTTCACTTGATGTAGATACTTTCTGTATCAATGATATTTCTGACATTTGGAATATTCCTATCGATCAGTATTACTTTTCAGCAGTGAAGGAAAATCCTGAAACTGGAGGATGTGATGGATGGAATGCTGGTGTAATGCTTCAGAATCTAAAGAAACTTAGAGAAACAGGCATGGATGATATTCTGATCAATAGACTTCGTAATGAGGAGATCAGGTTTTTGGATCAAACAGTTTACAATCAGGAATGCAAAGACGCGGTGTATGATATGAATCCATCATATAATGTGTGCGAGTATTGTATTCCTACAAATGATCCAAGAATTATTCACTACGCAGGTCATCCCAACTGGCATAGCTACCCAGAGTATCATAAGTGGATAAATGAATCATGGGAAAAAGTATTAGCTAGACATGAAGAAAGGATAAAAGTGGGTTTATGAATTATCTGATTCATGCATATGAGCCAAGACTATGGTATGTAAATGAGTTTCTGATACCGTCAATGATCGATCAGGGTATTAAAAGAGAAGATATTAACGTGTTTACAGATGATGGCTCTTTGGGAAACCTTAAGGCAGCTATGGATAGCTTTAGAAACTTATCGGATTCTGATGGCAGCACATGGCATTTACAGGATGATATTTGCATTTGTTCTGATTTTGCTAAAGTAACAAAGAACTATGAAAACGAATATGCTATTGTCTGTGGTTACTGCTACTGCAGAGATACATACTCAATCATAAGAAAAGGGGGCGAAGTAGGCGCAAAAGACATGTGGCATTCGTTCCCATGCATTATGATACCTAATAAGATTGCCATTGAATGCTCTGAATGGTTTTATAGTGATGCCATGTATCGACCAGAATTCAAGGAATGGGTAGACGAAAACAAGTACGATGATGCTTTCTTTAAAAAATTCATAGAAGAAAACTATCATAGGTTGGGCGTTAAAATCATAAATTATATTCCAAACCTGGTTGATCACATTGATTATCTCATAGGAGGATCGACTGTAAACAAAGAACGTGAAAAATGGTATAAGCAGTCAAGAGCAGCGTGGTTTAGTGATAGGTGTCTTGTAGATAAGCTTGCGGTGAGATTAGAGGAAAGGAAAATGGAGGTAAAACAGTGAAATTCATATCTAAAAAGAACTTAATCGGGGTTTTGGAGCTCATAGGGTCTGATTATATTTCAGGGGAGACGCTTCAGAAGGTAGTTACGGCTTATGGCGATGACTACTTCAAGGATCCTGGAGTAGAGCCATGGGAGAGAACTGGTATCAATGAAGAAATCAAAATCGTGCTCGGGAGTTCGTATGAAGAGCTTCCTGAAAGGCTTAGATAGGTAAAAATAGTCCAATTTGGGCTGATTTGGAGGTGAAATTAGTACATTATGGGCTATTTTGAGTTATATTTGGACTCTGTTTTGGCTGGAATGGCTATTGGACTAGGTGGTTGCGGGTATCTTTCGTGTGAAAATAAAGTCGTAGGAGCACTTTTGTTTAGCATAGGACTTCTCACAATTTTGGGGTTTAGATGGAAACTTTTCACTGGGATGCTGTGCTCGAAGGCTGAAATTAGCGAACTTTTGGTGTGTTACATCGGAAATTACTCAGGAACAGCCATAATTTCAGTTATATTTTGGTTTTCAAAGGCTTTTGATCGAGAAAAACTTGCAGATTTTGCGAATTTTGCCTATATGAAGCTTCAAAAGCCACTTTATAGTACGTTTTGTTCTGCTATTTTATGCGAATTTTGCATTTTTGTAGCTGTAATTGGCTATAAAAAGGTACATTATGTTCTAGGAAAGTACTTTTGCGTAGTGCTAGGAGTGATGGTCTTCGTGATTTCTGGATTTGAGCACTCGATCGCTGATATGTATTACATGGGTCTTTCTGGTGCTAATGACTTAGCTTTGATCGGCAGAATTATTATATTTTTAGCAGTTGTAACAGCCGGAAATGTGTTCGGAGCAGTGATTTTGAGGCTATTTTCAGAGAAATTCCCGCAAAAATTACAAAGTTCTAAATGAAACAGGTAACCCTGTGGCAGAAATGTCATGGGGTTATCGTTTTCTGCTCGAATATTATGAGAGCTGGTGAACAAAGTGAACTAATGAGAAAGGAGAAAAATTATGACATGTTATGAGTTTCTAGCGACTTTCACAAAAGAAGAGGATGGCAAGTATTCAGTAGATTTTCCAGACATTGAAGGCTGTCATACATGCGGGGATAATCTGAATGATGCTTTTTTTATGGCACATGATGCTTTAAAAACGGTGCTTAGATTCAGAAAAAGCAATAATCAGCCTATGCCTGTAGCACATGCAAATAGAGAAAATCTGGCACTTAAGAAGAATCAGGACGCCTATACGATTGCAGTTGATCTTGACGATGATTATATTTCAGATGAGAAAGAGAAAAAGGAAGATCCTGTAAACCATCCGTCTCACTATGAAAAGCAGTGCTCTCTTGAGTGCATTGACGTTATGGAGGCTGTTTTTGAGTACGATGCAGTGTTCGATTTCTGTGTCTGTAATGCATTCAAGTATTTGTGGAGACACAAATTCAAGAATGGTGAGGAAGATATTAAGAAAGCTGAATGGTACATCAATAAAGCCGAGACAATCATGTACGATGTAGGCGATGAAGAGCACCTGATGAACAAACTCATCAAGGCACGGGATCTTTATAAGAAGGTAGAGAAGAAAGAGGCAAGCATTGACTCAGAGTAAAGGTTACAAGTCCATTTTGGGCTAAAAACTCGCAGAAAAAACATGGCGTATAATAGGAGCATGATTTTAGCTATTTTTAGCTACATCTGCTCCTATTTTTGCCTCGAAAAAGAGCATAGATTATATTTTTGCAAGGAGTATCATCATGGAAAAATTCAAAGAAATTTGGGCTACAATCGGCAAGGAAGACAAAGAAAAACTGTACAATCTCATCGGAAAAACATTCACAAATGGGAAAAGACAGGCTATTCCGAAGGATATTTATGATGGACTTTCAAAGGAACAGAGGATTGCGGCTCGTTATATTTTAGATCTAGCTCAGGAGTGTTTTGGCAATACTTCAGATAAGTGGCTGTAAATGAATATAGATTTTAAAGGCGTCTCAAATAGGGATTACATGATGGTAGTAGCAGTTATATTTGAGCTGCCAAATGGTGAATATGTGTCTGTTGGATGTGACGGCTATTCATTCTTTTCAGATTTCACGGTAGATGAAGAGAATGCTGAAGAAGGATGGCTTGTTGAGTATGAAATGACATGGAAGGCATGCTTCATATGGGATACGTCGGATCCTGATAACTTCATAGTGGACAGATATTTCGTATCAGGAGATGAGAAGATACTTAATAATAGCGCAGTCGTTGGATTCATGACAGACCACGATGCAATAGACGATTATGAAATGGCGTTTGATGAGTTTGAGGCGTACTAAGAGAGGTAAAGATTAAGAAAGGAGATTATATTTCATGAGTAAAGGAAAAGTGGCGAAATTGTTCACTAAAATCAAGCTGCCTGAAAAGGTAAAAGTGGGGGTTGGCATGGCAAGTCTCAAGGTAAAGAAGCATTCACCAGAAATTCTTCTTGGCCTTGGATTCGTGTCAATGGGAGCTGCAATTATATCTGCAGTGAGGTCAGCAAGAGAGCACGATCAGCTCATTGCAGACCATGAGGAAAGACTTGAGGCAGCCAAATGTGAGTATGTTATCCCGGATGAATATGACATCATCGCAGAGGCTGAATCAGGGGAATACAAGATGAGTGCTGGCGGTGGCACAATCGTTCGGAAGACAGAGAAAGAAGTGAACAGTGCCATCAGGAAATGTTACTTCGAGACAGCTGTAGGGTTCGCTAGATTATATGCCCGTACAACGCTGTATACGGCGATTTCAGCGCTTTGTTTCGTTAGTGCATATAATATACAGGCTAGGAGGGTATTGGCCCTAGAAACGGCATATACGAGCTTACAGGAGTATATTAGGAAGTACGAACAGCGGAATATTGAACTCAACGGGAAAAAGAGCCATGAAATGTGTAAATATGGCTATAAAGAGATCGAAGTAGAGGAAGAAGACCCGGATACTGGAGAGACTGTAAAAGAGAAAAAGTTAGTACCTGCTTATGAAGGTGCGAGTAGTGAAGAGATGGCTAAAATGCCGTTCCACGATCAGTTCTTTATATTCTGTAAGCAGTCAGCGCCAGGAAAGTATACAGGGTTTGCAAATCGTGATAAGACAGAACTTGCGATTTCAGAAGACTATCTGAATGATCTTATTAATGCAAGAGGCTGGGCAGTTGTAAATGACTGGCTCGATTCAATTGGAATGGAAAGAACGGCTCAGGGTATGATTGAAGGCTGGGTCAAAGGTTATGGTCCCAGAGCTACGATCGGCTGGGATGATCCGATTAATCGCGAGGCACTTGATGGTCATAATCACAGGGATTGGTACCTGGATTGCAATGTTCACGGCAATGTTTTCTCTATCCTTTCGGAGATGGAAAAGAAGAAAGAGGAACTCGAAGAGAAGTTAAAAGCTGAGCGTCTTGCTGAGGAGAAGGTGTAATTATGACAAATGGGAGACTTCGAGGGGCAATTATATTTGTGATCGGAGCAGCTGTAGGAGGTTCTGCAGCTGCTTTTTTTACTCATAAATGGGCGAAAAAGAAGTATATGGCTATCGCTAAATCTGAGGTTGATAGCTTAAAAGAGTATATTGAAAAGCTTCAAGCAGAAAGAATATGCGAAATGAGTGGATACTCTGGTAAGGATAGCGGTGATGGGTCTGATGCTGTTGAAGATGGAGATGCAGCTGGACCAGATGGCTATCGTAAAGAGAAAGGAGAGAGTCAGGCAAGAAATTCTGGGTATAAGGGCAGGGAGGATCCTAATTATATTCCCTATTCACAGTATTCAAAGCATGGAAATGGCGATTCATGGAGGTCTGAGGAGGGAAAAAAGAGCAAAGTAGATGAAATTTATGATCAATTAGCTGCTGAATTAGAGCATCCAAGTGAAGGCGATGAAGGCGATTGGGATGCAGAGGACGCATATTATCGTTCAGTCGAAAGAAGAAAAGTAGATTCGGCAGAAGAATTGTCAGAGAGAGCAAATTCAGATGATAGTGGACCAGTAATTATATCCTTCCAGGAGTGTGGACTAAACCCTGAATATGACAAAGAAGACCTGTTTTTCTATAAGGAAGACGGTGTTATAACTAATGATAATGAAGAAATCTGTGCCGCTCCTGAAGATATGATTGGCACATGTATTCAGGATTCGGGGTTTGATAGAAATGATCAGGAGATTCTGTATGTTCGGAATGATCGGAGGCTTACTTACTATGCTATCGAGAAGTATGACTATGCCTATTCAGAGAAAGATGGGTACTAAATATGGCAGGAATGAGGATATTTAGGACTGCAGACGACATGATGTATGACTTAGGATATCATAAAGTTGAGGATAGTGTTTCATGCAAAGATCTGTCCGGAGTTACCTATGAAAGGTTCATGGGAGAAGGCATCGGAACTAAGGTTATAGCTCTTGAACGGCAAGATGATGGACATTATATTCTTGGCTGTTTCAACAAATCTGGGAGTATTCTTGGGACAGGCGGACACACTATGAGCTGGCTTACTGATAAGGAGATGAAAGCTGCTTATAGGAAGATGAAGGAGCTTCGAAGTAAGGAGTAGGGGGAAGTGATATGGGCGAATCATGGGAAAATGAAGTTGTCCGTAAGAAAGATCTTGTAGATTGGATTCAGAAGGCGGCATCTGCATATAAACAGCTACAATATTTGTATAGGAACCGCATAGATTATGGAAAAGAAATGACAATTCTTTGTGCTGTTGCAGATTATGTGCGTTGTATGAAGCCGTATGATAGTGATGGGGAAAAGGAGGAATGATATGGCAGAATCATTTGAGAATCAGACAGTGAGTAAAAAAGATGTTCTGGTACTGCTTGAAAGTATATTTAACTTATATAGTAGGATAGAAAACTTCGATGATTGTGGGGCTCTTTTGGCTTTAAAAGAACGTATTGAAGCCTTGCCTTCAGATGATGACGAACCTAAGACAGCTAAGTGGGTTGAAAGTGATACTAGTCTCTATATGTCCCCTTTTAATGATGTCACAGAGCCAATAGTTGAATGTAGTCATTGCGGTCAAGAAGTGAGGATAAGTAGAGCTAGTATTTACTGTCCTACATGTGGCTACCGAATGATAAAATAGTAATTATATTTCACAGTTTGGGAGGAGGTGATTGTTATTGGAGAAATTCCGCGGGTGGCATATTTTCGAATATTATCAATGGCTTCTTGAGAAGATTGACGGTTACAAGGAGCCTTATTATAACTATAGTTTGTTGCTTCATGAGCTTCATTCAATGCCTTTTATCTACTCACTTGAGATGGATGAAAACAGGGCTTCGGATGGCATTAGACTTCGCTGGGCTTACATGGATGAAAACAATATTCCAGACCTTTATTACAAAGAAGGATTCTCTTGTTCAGTGCTCGAAATGATGATTGGACTCGCGATTCGATGCGATGTTGAGATCATGGGAGACGGGGATTCGTATGGAACAAATGCAGGAAAATGGTTCTGGATAATGATCGATAATCTGGATTTAATGAAGTGCGATGATGAGCATTTTTCGAGTGAATACGTGCATCAACAAATCAAGATTTGGCTGACTCGTACGTTCTCAAGGAATGGCGAAGGGAGTCCGTTTCCGCTTCACAAAAAGAGATGCAGAGACCAGAGAAATGTCGACATTTGGTTTCAGATGTGCGGGTATTTGAGTGAGAATTTTTAGTGATTTTGGAGGAGAAATGGGAGATTATATTTCATGAAAATTGATGATGAAAATCGTGGTCGAGGAAGGCCGAAAAAGGACAGAATTACGTTAAAAAATGATGCACATTTTCGCATTTCTGACGAGGATGATGAGCGCTTAAATTTGATAGCAAAAGAGCTAAAAACTACGCGTTCAAATGCCATCAGAATACTCATAAAAGAGGCCAAAAATATACTAAATATTTAGAACAAAATGGGCATTACATTTTCATTACATTTTGCCAAAAAATGCCTTACATTTTTGCCATTTTCGATTTAGTGTATCCCAAAATAAAAAAATAAAATGGGATACACTAATTCAAAAGTGTAATGAAATGTAAGGAAATGTAATGCCCGAAACCCGCATAAATACTGGGTTTTTTCAAATCCTTACAAATTACATAATTTTTTTATATTGCATCTATAGAAATTAAAAAATGAAAATATATAGAACAAACTGAAAAATTTTTGTAATTTTGTAATGCGAGTCCAAAATGGGCTAAAAATTGATGAAAGGAGGTGCGAAAATGAATGCGACATTTTGTGCGAATTGATTGCGAAATTAGGGAGGCAAAACGCAACGGAAAAAAGAGGTTATATTTGATCGTAAAACCGGCCTATAACATCACTGCAAAAGACATCATGAAGAAGGGTGGAAAGTTCTATGCAATCCTCGATAGAAATACCGGAATGTGGTCAACAGATGAAGGCGATGTAGCCACTATAATTGACAACGATATAAAAGAGTATGTGAAGACACAATGCCGTAAGGATGAATCCGGAAATTATATTTGGCATGATAGAACCGATGACACTTATTTACCAGTGCATATGCTACTAATTGACGATAGTACTTCTGGCCAGCTTCTTGAGTTCAATAGGTGGTTCAACAACCTTCCTCCTAATCATAACTATGTGCAGCTTGATTCAGATATCACATTTAAAGATGACGCGGTTACTCCTGAAATGTACAGAAGCAAGCGACTGTCATATAGTATAAGTCCTGGAGACATTGAAGCTTATGACAGACTTATGAGCGTATTATATTCTGAGCAGGATAGAGAAAAAATTGAATGGTCTATTGGATCAGTGTTCACAGGGATGTCTAAGAAGATTGAGAAGATTCTTGTTCTTTACGGAAAACCTGGAAGCGGAAAGTCGACAGTACTTGATCTTATCAAAGAATTGTTCAAAGGATACTGGGCTCCGTTTGTTGCAAGTGAGCTTGTCAGTAAAACGAATCAGTTTGCGACTGCAGTGTTTAAGGACAATCCTTTAATAGCAATTCAGGACGATGGCAGTCTTGCCAAGATCGAGTCTCCAGTCATTAATGAAATTATATCCCATAAGGATGTAATGATTAATGAGAAGTCTAAGCAGCAGTATGCAATCCGTTCAAACGCATTCTTATTTCTCGCCACCAATGAGGTTGTAGACATACGCGATAGAAAACTTGGCATCACAAGAAGGCTTCTTGACGTTTATCCATCTGGCAAAAAAATACCGGAAGATGAATTTGACTCAATCGTTGAAAGACTGAGATTTGAACTTGGAGCAATAGCTGATCATTGCATAACGGTATTTAAAACTCTTGGCAAGAATTACTATAGTCGATACGAGCCAATGAAGATGATCGAAAAAACTAATCCTCTTCAGAATTTCTTGTTTGATAACTTAGACAGTCTCATGGGCAAGGAGTTCTACTTTCGGGACGATCTATATAAAGACTATAAAGACTATTTTGAAGAAAGCGGGTTCGGGTATCCTCCAAAGAGAATGGACTTTACTGAACAGATTACTGAATATTTTGACACATACGAAAAATCCAAATGGATTCCTGGAAAAGGAACTGTTAGAAATGTATTTACTGGTCTTAAAGTTAATAAGATTTGCGGACTTGGAGAAAGTGACACTGTAAAAAAGTCGTCGACTTGGCTTAACTTTGATCAGACGGAATCAATTCTTGATGAATTATATTCTGATCAGCCTGCGCAGTATGCAAAAGATGACGGAACTCCAAAAAATAAATGGAGTAAAGTCAAGACGAAACTTAAAGACATGGATAAGTCCAAGCTTTATTGGGTGAAGTTTCCTGAGAATGTGATAAAGATGGATTTTGACTTGACTGACAAAGACGGGAATAAGTCGCTGGAGGAGAATGTTAAGGCAGCTTCTAAGTTTCCTCCAACTTACGGTGAGTTATCAAAGTCTGGTCAAGGCATTCACCTTTATTATATTTATGATGGAGACCCTAGCGAGCTTGAAGATATGTTTGCTGAACATATTGAAATCAAGAAATCATTTGGCGACAGATCGCATAGACGACTTATCACGAAATGTAATAATCTACAATTAGCTCATTTAAGCACGGGACTTCCGTTGAAAGGAGAGGGGGTCAAAGTGATAGACGAAAATGTAGTAGCAACAGAAAAGGGATTGCGGACAACTATTCTGAAATGCACTCACAAAGAAGTTCATGGTGATACGAGATCAAATGTTGATTTCATTTACAAAGTTCTTGAAGATGCTTACAATAGCGGACTCAAGTATGACGTATCTGATATGAGACAGGAAGTACTTATATTCGCTATGAACTCAACTCACCAGTCTGAATACTGTGTCAACAAAGTCGGAGAAATGAAGTTCTCATCTGAAGAAGCTGGAAGATATGATGACGGCTATGATCCAGATGGACCAATTATATTCTTCGATTATGAAGTTTTTCCGAACCTTGTATTACTTTGCTATAAAGTACAAGGCGAAGGAAATCCAGTAACTAAAATATTTAATCCTACTCCGAAACAGATTCAAGATTTTCTTGGAATGGAGCAGAAGTACAAGAACAAAGTCATAGGATTCAATAACAAAGAATATGATAATCACATAACTTATGCTCTTCTTATGGGCAAGACGCCTTATGAGGTCTTTATTATATCTCAGGGAATCATTAATAAAGAGAAAGGTGCTAAGTTCAGAGAAGCTTACAATTTGTCGTATTCAGATATCAGAGACTTTTGTCCAAATAAGCAGTCACTAAAGAAATGGGAGATTCAGCTTGGCATTCATCATCAGGAACTTGGATTCAGATGGGATGAGCCTGTCGATGAAAAAGATTGGCCGACAGTAGCATCGTATTGCGAAAATGATGTCATTGCAACTGAAGCAGTTTTTGAAGCTAATCAGGCAGCTTGGAAAGGAAGACAGATACTAGTAGATCTTGCGAATATCCTTATTGGTCCTGGATCAACAGTTAATGACAGTACGAATCAGCTTACAACAAAACTGATTGTCGGAAATGAGAAGAATCCTCAGAGGTATTACAATTATCCAGATTTAGCAAAAGAGTTCCCAGGATATGAATTTAACAAATTTGGCATTGATAAGTCTCGTTATATTTCAAAAGATGTAATTATCAGTGGCAAATCTATTTACAAAGGTTATGATCCTGGAGAAGGTGGCTTTGTCTGGGCAAATCATGGAATGTACGGAAGAGCGATAAGCTTTGATAGTGCTTCTCATCATCCTAGCTCAATAATTGCTGAGAATGGATTCGGCAAGTTCACAGAAAACTTTAAACGGCTTCTTGATCTGAGACTTCATGTGAAGCATAAAGAGTATGACGTTATCAGAAGCATGTACAATGGAGCGTTGGCAAAATATCTGCAAACAGATGAAGATGCCGATGCTCTTTCTTTTGCACTTAAGATAGCAATCAATAGTGTATACGGCCTTACAGCAGCTACATTTCCTCATCCTCTTCGTGATCCGAGGAATATCGACAATTGGGTTGCTAAGCGCGGAGCACTATTCATGATTGATTTGATGCTTAATGTAAGAGCTATGGGCTACACCGTGCTACATTGTAAGACGGATTCGATAAAGGTCCTTAATCCTGACGAGAAAGTAGCCAATTATATTTACGAATATGGCAAGAAGTTTGGATACACCTTTGAGATTGAGCATATCTTTGATCGTATTTGTCTTGTTAATGATGCTGTTTACGTCTGTAAGTATACAGAAGATCCTGAAAATGGAAAGCATGCTGGCAAATGGGATGCTACTGGAAAACAGTTTCAGGTTCCGTATGTTTTCAAGACTCTATTCTCGCATGAGCCAATAGAGTTTGAAGACATGTGCGAAACGAAGAACGTCGAGACGGCATTATATTTGGATTACAACGAAAATCTGCCTGATGGAGAGCATGATTATCAGTTCGTTGGAAAGACAGGTCAGTTTTGTCCTATAAAGCCTGGCTGTGGTGGAGCTCTTCTTATGCGAGAGAAAGATGGAAAGTACGCCGCTGCAGAAAGTACGAAAGGATATAGATGGCTTGAGGCAGAAGTTGTAAAGAAGTTTGAAAAAGAGGACACTATTGACACTTCATACTATGAAGTCATGGTAAATAAAGCATTGGACAAAATTGGCGAATTCGGAAGCTATGAAAAGTTTGTTTCTGATGAGCCTATTGATCCTCCATTACCAGATTTCATGAATATCCCGGAAACAGATGAAGAAGAATTGCCATGGGCACTTTAACAAAGAGAAAGGAGAATTATATTTATGGCAAGAGTATTTGACCTTGATTTTGAAAACGTACGAATTGTATCTAGAGATTTTGGCGGAGAGACATTTGGACCTGATCAGAGGCAGTTTAAAGTTGTTATTGAGGATCCTGAATTCATCCAGAAGCTTATTAATGACGGAGTTAAGATATGGTGCCCTGAGAAGCAGAGCCCTGATGATCCGCCTGTTGGATACATGACTGTTAAAGTTAGCTATAGATTTGGAGCACCTAAGATTGCTCTTCTTACACCTGAAGGTAATGCTCACCTTTTTGATGAGAGATCTGTGCATGAGCTTGACAGAGCATGGATCAAGGATGTTGAACTTCATGTTCATGGTAGCACCTGGGAACGTCCGAATGGGCAGAAAGGCATCTCTGTCTACCTTGACACACTTGTTGGTCATCTGATCAGTAAAGAAGAGCGTGATCAGCTTATGCAGGAATCTCAGTATACAAATGATCCTGTGAGAAACAAGTATAAAGGAATTTTTGGAGAATAAACTATGGAATTATATTCTCACCAGATTAAAGCTATAGATAAGCTTAAAAACGGTTCGATACTTTGTGGTGATGTTGGCACCGGAAAAAGTAGAACAGCGCTTGCTTACTATTACACAAAAGTGTGCGGTGGGAGTATGGAAGTTAACGATGAAGGTGCCTGGGGAGATCCAACAGCTCCTCGGGACCTTTTTATTATCACCACTGCTAAGAAACGAGATGATTGTGAATGGCTTAAAGAATGCATTCCATTTGGCATTGGTTCCGATCCAAATATCAGCATTTCAGGAATTAAGGTCACTGTAGACTCTTGGAACAACATTCGAAAATATGTAAATGTCTACGGAGCGTTTTTCATTTTTGATGAACAGAGAGTTTGCGGATATGGAGCTTGGGTAAAGGCATTCTTTAAGATCACTAAGAAAAATCAATGGATTCTGCTTTCTGCAACTCCTGGCGATACATGGTCTGATTATATTCCTGTGTTTATAGCAAACGGATTCTACAGAAACAAAACAGACTTCAATTCACAGCATTGCATTTTCAGCCCGTATACGAATTATCCGAAAATTGAGAAATATGTGAATATAGGCACTTTGATGAGGCACCGTCAGGAAATCTTAGTTCGGATGAAATATCGAAAGCAGGCTGAACAGCATCATCTTTACATTCAGACACTTTATGATAAGCAATTATATTTGCAAGTTTTCAAATATCGATGGGATCCATATGACAATGTTCCAATAGACGAAACTGGCAAATTGTGTTATCTACTTAGAAAGGTGGTGAATTCAGATATCAGCAGAATAGAAGCTGTAAGAGACATCTTGAAAGATCATAAAAAAGTTATAGTGTTTTATAACTTCACTTATGAGCTTGAAATGTTACGAGATCTTTTTACAGCTCTTAAGATTTCGTTTACAGAGTGGAATGGACAAAAGCATGAGACTATTTCAGATGGCGACACTTGGGGCTACTTTGTTCAGTACTCTGCTGGCTGTGAAGGTTGGAATTGTATCACTACTGACACAATTATATTCTATTCTCAAAACTATTCATACAGAATGACTGTTCAGGCTTCTGGCAGAATAGACAGAATGAATACGCCATTTACAGATTTGTACTATTACCATTTGAAATCTTCATCGCCAATAGATTCTGCAATAGCTCGTGCTTTGCATAACAAAAAGAACTTTAACGAGAAAGGCTTTTTAGGAGGGTAAGCCATAATATTATATTTAAAAGCAGTCTTTGCAGGTGCTATAAATTCGCAAAAATTACAAGGCGTATAATAGAAGAGAAGGGATAGAATACGGCATTTCTAGAACTTCTTTTAATTTTCGAATTATTGAGAGGTGCCTTGTAATGTTAGAAAACAACTTCCAGAAGAAGATCAAAAAAGAGATAAAAGAACGATTTCCTGGTTGCTACATTTACAAGACAGATTCTCAGCAGATTCAGGGAAGTCCTGATCTTTTAATTTTGCATAAAGACAAATGGGCTGCCCTTGAAGTTAAGAAAAGCGAGAATGCACCGCATAGACCAAATCAGGATTACAGAGTGAGGCAAATGAACGAGATGTCATATGCCTCTTTTATTTTTCCCGAAAATAAGGAGAAAGTGTTAAATGATTTGGAAAGATTATTCAAAGCTTAAGAATACTCATGCATTCTGCGGCGCTAGTAACTACAGATGGCGAAACTACGATCCTGAGAAACTGATTCAGAGCAAAGAGAATAGTTATGCTACAACTATTGGAACTCTTCTTCATGACAGAGCGGCGCATTATATTTCAAAACCGAAAAAGATGATTAAGAGTTCTAAAATCAGCATCTATGATTACTTGACAATTGATAATGACATTCCTGAGTCAGCTATCGACATCGACAGGCTGTTTCCGAACCTCATGAATTATGTGAATGAAACGATAGCCTTTGAGATGGATCCAGAAATAACATTATATTTCTCTGACAACTTTTATGGAACTGCAGATGCCATTTCATGGGAAGATGGATTGCTTAGAATATCTGACTTAAAGACAGGAGTTACTCCTGCTTCCTTTATGCAGCTTGAAAACTATGCTGTCTTCTTCTGCCTTGATTACAAGATTAAACCGTCACAGATCAAGAAACTTGAGTTTAGAATTTATCAAAACAACGAAGTACTGTTTGCTGATCCAGATCCGCACATATTGAACCCGATTATCGAGCAGGTAATTGAGTTCAATAAGATTCTTTCAGACTTCGAGAGGAGATAGAAATGGACAATTATATTTCATCAGCAAATGACGAAATGTTAGATGAATTCTTAATGCACTATGGTGTTGGTCCTGATGACAATCCACCTGGCAGAGGATCAGGAAGATATGCAAAAGGCAGCGGTGACAATCCGCTTCAGCACGACACTAGCATTTTGGGCGTTGTCGCAGACATGAAAAAGCAAGGCATGTCAGAGTCTGATATAGCTTTAGCGCTTGGATTTGTGAACCGTAAAGGTAAACCATCTACGACATCACTTAGAGCTGCACAGTCTATTGCTAAAGATCAGAGAAAGCTCGATCTGTCACAAATGGTTCCAAGGTATAAAGAAAGCGGCATGAGCAATCAGGCTATAGCTTCTAAACTTGGAATCTCTGAATCGTCTGTTCGTAACTATCTTGATAAAGACAGAACAATTCAGCTTGGCAAGGCAACCAATGTTGCTAACAGACTGAAAGAAGAATTAAAAACGAAGCATTATATTGACGTTGGTCCTGGTGTCGAGCTTGAAAACGGCGTTTCTGCTGAACGAATGAAGACAGCACTTGAGATGATGAAGCAAGAAGGATACAAGATTCATCTCGTAAACGTCGAGCAAGTTGGAAATCCTGGGAAATACACAACGATCAAAGTAGTAGGCGAACCAGATACTGAATGGAAGACTGTTGTTCAAGATCCAAGCCTTATAAAGCCATTTCAGAGCTATGCTCAGAATGACGGTGAAACTGTTCTTGGACTTAGACCAGTTAAGTCGATTGATTCGAAGCGAGTCTATATTAATTACACTGATGAAAATGGTAAAGGCGGCGCTGAGAAAGACGGAACCATTGAACTTAGACGAGGCGTTGAAGACATTTCTCTTGGCAACAGTAGATATGCTCAGGTTCGAATTGGCGTAGATGGCACTCATTACATGAAAGGTATGGCTATTTATAGTGATAACATACCTGACGGCTATGATGTTGTCTATAACACTAATAAAAAGATTGGAACTCCTCCTGAAGATGTCTTCAAACCTATGAAAAGGATTAAGAATCCAGATGGTTCTGATGGTCCAATCAATCAGGAGAATCCATTTGGTGCTTCTATTAAGCCTTTCAATGCTGGAGGCCAGAGCTACTGTCTTGATAAGAATGGCAATCCTACTGATCAGCTTAGAGTTATCAATAAGATTAATGATCAGGGCGACTATGCTGAGTGGTCTAAGACTATTTCGGCACAGGTTCTTGCTAAGCAACCATTACCACTTATCAGAAGACAGCTTGAGCTTACTTACCAGGACAAAGTTGAACAGTACAATACCATCAAGTCGTTAGATAATCCAACAATCAAGAAGAAATTGCTTGAATCATTTGCCGATGATTGTGATGCTTCTGCCGTTCACCTTAAAGCTCAGGCATTTCCTGGTCAGGCTAGTCATGCTATCATACCAATTCCTTCTTTAGCCGGTGATGACAACTACAAGAAGAAGCATGGCGTTGATGGTGAGATCTATGCACCGAATTATGAGAATGGAACGACTGTTGCTCTTATACGATACCCGCATGCTGGCACATTTGAGATTCCTATTCTTAGAGTTAATAATAACAACAAAGAAGGTCGCGCTGTTCTTGGCAATGCTCCTGACGCTGTTGGAATTAATGCTAAGATTGCAGAACGATTATCAGGTGCCGACTTTGATGGTGACACTGTTTCTGTAATACCTACAACTCATACGAATATTCTTAGTACACCAAGACTTGACGGACTTAAGAACTTCGATCCTAAGATGTATAAGTTTGCTGACCCAAATGCACCTGGCATTAAGTCACAAACTAAGCAGACTGAGATGGGTAAGGTTACAAACCTGATTGCAGATATGCAGATCAAGGGTGCTAAGCCTGAAGAGATTGTAAGAGCTGTTAAACATTCCATGGTTGTTATCGATTCAGAGAAGCATCATCTTGATTACAAGGCATCCGAAGCTGACAACAGAATTAAAGAGTTGAAAGAACTGTACCAGAGAACTCCTGAAGGTACTGGCGCTTCCACACTCATCACTCGTGCTGGATCAGAGAAGCATATTCCTGAGCGTAAGGTTGGCAGTGTTGAGATTACAGATCCTGTTACTGGCAAGACACGTAAGTATTATGGAGTTGATCCTCGTACTGGCGAGAAGATACTTGTGCCTACTGGTAATACTTATGAGAAAGATGGCAAGACAGTAACAAGAACGGAGACAGTTCCTTGGATGTCAATCAAGACTGACGCAAGAGAACTGATGTCATCACGGAGTAATCCAAACCCGGTAGAGCTGGCTTATGCAAACTATGCTAACCGTATGAAAGCTATGGCTCTTGAAGCTAGGAAGGAAGCAGTGAATACCCCCGGACTCAAGAGAGACCCCCAGGCTGCCAGGGAGTACCGTGAAGAAGTTGATACCCTCACCTCTAAACTGAACATCGCTTTAAAGAATGCACCTAAAGAAAGGCAAGCTCAGATCATTGCTAATGTCACCTATAAGAATCAGATAGAATCTAACCCATCCCTGAAGGAGGATAAGACCTATCTGAAGAGACTACGTGGCCAGGCACTTGACGCCGCTCGTCGACGCATTGGCGCTGGCAAAACAAGGATAGACATAACTGATAGGGAATGGGAAGCTATTCAAAAGGGTGCCATTAGTGATGCAAAGCTTAGAAAGATTCTGGATAACACCAAATCTGAAGAGATTGTTAAGCGTGCAACTCCAAGAGAAAACAAAGCTTTGTCTGCAAGCAGGGAGGCATTAGCTAAAACAATGGCCGCCTCTGGTTACACACAGGCAGAGATAGCACAGAGACTTGGCGTGTCTGTCACTACTGTATCTAAAGCTATTAATGGTTAACGTTATGGAAAAAGAATTTGCTTTAACTACTTCTGACAATCCTTTTAATCCAATAAAAGACTTTGATCGTTGGTTCTTCTTTGATCAAATCGAAAAAGGTTATTGTACTTGTCAGTATTTAGATTCAATTAGTATGAGGGGAGACGGACTTGGTGACGTGCTGAACGATGAAATAATTGAAGCAGCAATCGATGAAGCTGTTCAACTTGACTTGATTGCTCTTCGAACAGAAAACAAAGTACACTATGTCAAGGTAACTGGATAAGTGACAGGGGGAGGGGCACCCAAAATTAACCCCTCCTCCCTACAT